TCAATACCGGTATAAAATTGATGCTCCGTCGCAGTGTTATTATACCACGCTTGACGGTCGGATTTTACTTTCCGAATTTGCGCCGGTATTGGGGTGGAAATCACGAATTCCCATGGGACGCAAGGCGCGAAACTTTGCGACACCAGATTTTTGCAGGCGAAGAAGGTCATTCGAATTTACAATTTCCGATATGGTTTTTCTCTCCGACTCCGCCGCATTTTGGGCATACCGGAATATCGCCACATGCAATACATGAATATCCGACTACATATTCGTGATTTTGTTCTGTGATCGGATCGGCTATCATCACAGAATTAATCATCAAATATGGTGCGTCGCAAATTGGGCAGTTCATTTGGTATAATGGGCAACTTCTTTGGCATCGGCGGCGATGGGACATCCTTCAATCCAATCCGGACACCGGCCCATAATCGAAGCCACGTCTTCAGCCTTCACATCAAGTTTACATTCGCAAATTGCTTCATCATGTGAGGTAAACAAAACCCAATGCCCTGCGTCGACGAGATCGACGATATGATGTCCGAAAATGTCGCGCGCCGTTGCTTGAACAAGGTTCTCCGTCAACTTTCCGCCGTAAAATTGAACCCGGCGACCGTCGGACTCCGCCGTATAGATATGCTCTTTCTTCGGCTTCCCGGTCTTTTTGTCGACAGAAATTCGGGTCGAAGACCGAACGTTTCTGTATGTCATGTATCGCCCGGAGGGAAGCATCATTCGAAAATCACTGCCAATCGAACGCTTGAACGCCTCATCGAGTTTTTCCCATAGCGCCACAGTTCCCGGCGATTTCTCCCGGAATTCTTTGACGATTTCTTTGCTTCGTTTTCCGTAGCCGGGCACGGCGATTAGCTCATCCGTAAACGGGTCAATTGTCGTAATCGTTTCCGGGTCATCGGCAGTGACGTCAAGCCCTCCGGTTTTGGCGATGGTAATAAATTTTTCCCACCCGGCCTGATACCCGAGACCAAGCACCATAATCTTGACAAGTTTATAATAATCGCTGTCCTTGTCCATCTTTCCCGACTTGTCATATCCGAGATTCGCGCGCGCAAATGCTTCGTATACCGACATGCCCTCGGCAATCATTTGCATCAATTTGCGATTGCCGGTCAACCACGCTAACACTCGCGGCTCAATCTGACTCAGATCAGAGCAAATCATTTTATACCCGGGACGTGGTATCAGCAGCGCTCGAAAATCAATCGCATATCTCACCCAGTCCGGGTAAGACCCAGTGACTTTCTTTTGCTTCATCGCCTGTTCAACGAGCCCGCCTGCGGATTCGTCGGTTTCCATGAGCCCGTCCTGACGGGCAAAGACTGGCTTCTTGCGAGGATTCTGCAAATTGATTTTCTCCGAACCCGACCAGCGTCCCGTATGCGCGCCGAAATATTTGAGACCAAATGGTATCGTCCCGTCGTCTCGGAGACGGGACTTAACGAGCAGCATCGTTTTATAAAGCTTGTTGATCGAGCGCCACGAAGACAACGCCGCAATCCAAGGATGTTTCGGACCGTATACTGCTTCCCACTCTTCGAACGCATCCGCGCCATCATGCGCCTTAACCGGAGGACATGGAATCCCGGCCTTGCGACATTGTTCCGCGATGCATTTCGTGCTTGTCGGTTTGATATTGTCGGAAAAATCATCCCACTCCGGATCATCGGCACCCGCAATCCATGGCAGCGCTTTTTCCGTCATCGTCTTCATTTCATGCGCTTGAACGATGTATTGCCCGAGTAGCTCCGTATCGATTTGGATACCGCGCATACCCTGCTCGATTGTGATATTGCTGAGCCGTTGTTCAATCTCCGGCCATTGCGCAGAGTAATCAGTCCAGATTTTTTGGCACCAATATGCGTCGAGCGGCGCATACTTCAGCATCGCGGCCTGCTCTGCTTCAGAAAAATCCTTCGGCCATCGCTTGCCGTCCGCGTTTGCACGCGCCGATTTGTCTACCTTGACCTTATACAGAAACTCAACGGCATCATCGAGAGCCCGGCGGTTGCAGATAAACGAAGTAAGGTTCGCAGTGCAATGCCATCCCGCTAATTCAATTTTCGGAATCCAGCCCCGGCGAACGGTTTCATCATATACCGTTTTGTCGAAATATTTATTGTGGCTAACGAGGACCCTTCTATCGATTGCGTTCCAGTTAAATTCCCGAGGATGCCCGGCCCATGATTCAGAGCCGTCACAAACGGCCAACATGTAAGGATCGAATAACTCATGCCGGACATACGTCTCGGCAATCATTTGTTTCAATCCATATTTGAGTTTGCTGCTGTAAAATGTCTCATAGTCAAAACCGATGGCGGGACGAGTCATCTTGATTACAATAACAGATCGCGGGTTGTAATGCTAACGAAAAAACAGCTTTACTCTGAAAGCCGCTAAGTCACGCCTTTATCGATGGCGTTCTCGTCGTAGTCAAGCAATCCTCGGCCAACTTCAGACCAGCACCGAGGGATGAGTCTGTTTCACCGCAGCTACGAAAATCAGCGTGTTCGGCCAAGCGTGCAACCGACGGTAGGTTGACGTTGCACCTTATTTTGAATCAGGCGCGCAATGGCCTTGTCAATCTCGTTCTGAATTTTTTCCATGAGCGGACCCTTTGTGAACGCCGGGACTTCGCCGTCTTCTTGAGCAAGCGCCGGGTGCACGGTATTCGAATACTTATTTCGAATCTCGCGTATCAGGCACTCAACGTCCGTGAGCACTTCGTCTTTGAAGTCGGAGCCGACCCGGGTAAATTTCCCGGCGCGATAAACTTTTGAGCATCGTAGCGCATGATCGCAAATCGCAGCCATGTTGAGAGCCGGACGGTCGGAGGCTACTTGAATGTCGTCGCTCACGACTGCACCCCCATTTCTCCATGCTCCGGGCAATGCGGCGCGCCGACTTCGTCGAGCCAAGTCCGAGTGGTCCGGCACACGTATCCGCATTCCAGACATTCGCACTTAATCATACGCGAACCGACTTTCGATTTTTTCTTGAACGTCCCGCGATGAGCATCGAAAACGGACCGATCGAATTTGATCTTCGACAGAAACTCCGTTGCACCGGCAGCGAGGTCAGTGTATCCGTATCCGACCGATTTGTCCCGGGGTTTCACTTCGAGCCCAAGTTTTTCTGCCATGGACTTAAAATGCTTATTGTGCGCGCGACCGGAGCAGTCCTTGATACCGAGAACGCGATTTTCGGCGTGCGCCAACTCGTGTATCAGCGTTTCGCCCATGTTGTGCTCTTGCAAATACTCCGCGCTGAGATTGATTTCGTGCATCGCAGAATCAACCTTGTCTTTCGTCCAGTGCTCCGGACCGAACCAGCCTAGGGCCTGCTTGCGGCCCTTGCTTTGAATGGTGAGACAGATTTGCTCCGGTTTGACCGTGAGACCGAAATGACGGATTGCTTCGCGCAACACTCGTTCCGATTCAGTAATGATAGGAATGATGGATGCGGATTTCATCGGTGACAGATTCCTTGTTGAATGAGGTTATCGGCAGTGCGGCCAAATGACCCTTGTAACTGCCAGACGATTCCGCTGTCAATGAGACATTGCCAAGCGGCGATTTGCGTATCTTCATCTGCGGGCTCGACGCCTTCGCAGATCATACTTGCGGTAAACTGATCCATACGCAAACAATATAACACTTGCCGTTTAAATGTCAAGTGCCCCGGATTATATTTTCTCCGGGGCACTTGCGCATTTCAGCAGATTACTCCGCCGCAGTCTCCTCAGGAGCGCTGGCCGGGGTAATATCCCCGGTCTTAATCTGATTCACGAACGCGAGCACTTCCGGCGTATTCTTGGCCGCAGGGACCGCGACCGGCACCCACGTTGAATTGCCAGTCTGCTTATACACCTGATTGCGGGTGCTCAGGCTGAAACTCATCGTCGGGTATCCCTTCAGAAGGCAACCCATCCGGCGTTGAGTGAAGAAAACCGCTTTAGCAACGCCAGTATAGGCAGTGCCCTTCAGCGCCAGCATGGCGATGGTGTATTTCTTGCCGCCAATTTCATAAACGAAAACGGTGTCATCGTCGGCGATGTGTTCCGGGCGCTCAATAAGGACGCCGAAATCCGCCAATTCTTCGAACCGTTTCATTCCGACGGTCTTTTTCAGTTTCCATTCATTGTAATCGAGAGTGCCGCCAGCGGCTCTGACTTCGTCTTCCGAATTGACGATGAGGTTTCGGACTCCCGGCGCGTAAACTTCCGGCTTCTCGACGTAACGAGTCGGACGGACTCCGAGGATCGTGATATTGACCGGCTTTGTCGCGGCGCGCCGAATCGTTCCGGACGCGGCATCGATGTCCGGCGGAATAAAAAGCGGCGTGGTGCGTCCAAGCACGATGGAGCCGGGAATAAAAGTATCCTTCAACTGTCCAGTATTGTGAACGAGGTTCACGCGAGGGAGGATAATGTCTTCGAAACCCGGGAGATCGTCATCACTCAGAAATTTGCGCGGAGACGAGACGGGTTGAGGCGGGACGACGGCAACAGCGGTCCCGGGAACAGCCGCAGGCTTTGCGGCATCCGCTGCCGCAGCCTCGACCGGAGTCGCGACAATGGTCGTGACCGGAGTTTGATTTTTACCGAATTTAACTTCGCCCATATAGGTATTTTAGTTTGTGGTTGATGTTTGGTTTGTTTCCTTTTTAGCAACTGCTTTGAGGAAAGTGTATGGCTGACTTTCATCTGTCGCGCCCGCAGACGCGAGATGCTCTGCGAATTTTTCGACAGAGGCTTTTTTGTGCCCTCGTTCGGCCTTGAGCATAATTGCTTTTTCGACTGCGCCGAACAAAATCTTTTTGGTATCGTTGTATTCGTCTTGCGTAAGATATTGCAAGGCGACTTTCTCAAACGCAACATCATCGATGATTGCCCGGCGGGTTTGCGATACCAACATAAACCCTTCCGGAATCGGAACCGTGCCTTCGACAATTCGATTTGTTGCGAGTCGACGGTATCCATCGGCCCAAACCTTGACAACTTGTGCGAGCCGGAGCCCGAGGGTTGTATCTGCGGCAGAATGGATTTTGGTCGGCGTAATGTCTTCCGGAATTTCAATCGGAAAATATTTAGAGCCGACCTTGCAAACAAGGTCTGTAACCTTGGTGCAGGCTCCGATATTGCTGCAAAAATTGCAGGCCGGAATCATTGGCCGCGCCATACTGAAATCGCCTTTGGCGACCTGCGCAGCAGCAATTTTAGCTTTTTCAACCGTAGCCCGGACCCGGGCATAGAGCCTCGGAATATCGGACCGAGTCCAAATCACGTCTGTGATCAATTCAAGAGCCGGTTGTTTAAAGAAAAATCGAATCTGTTGCAGCGTCGGATACGTATGAAATAGCCCGAGAGCATACGCAATACCTTGCAAATTGTTCGGCGCAGGTTCGACCGGCCATCGACCGAATTTCCAGTCAATCAGTTCGGCATACGTTTGAGTCGGGTTCATCAATACGTGATCCACATAGCCCGCTGTAGTATCCAGATCATCGACGGGAAGATAAACTTCTTTTATCTCAGTGCCCCCATCGAAAAACAAATTCTTCCGTTGCTGAACAAAATCAAGACATTCAGCAACCATCGCCGCATGACCATCACTCAAGCGCGAATCATCCTTGCCCGATTCAACTGCCGAATGTGCAATCGTTCCTTCGATTGCCGCTTCGTTTGCTTCGCCGGAGGATTCGTAACAAGGGCACGCTTCGCGATTTTGCAGTGTGCTGGGGCTGAATCGATGATGTTTGCGTTCTGCAATCCACTCCCCGTAATCCTGATGTCGGCGGGACTCACTCATAGCAATTTATCATGGTCTTGATAATACCAATACAATACCACAAACACGACAAGAAAGATAACGATTTGTGCAATCACATTACGACAATGACCGGAATCCGTTTTCCGTATTCTGCCTCCGGCGTAACGTCTTCGCCGTAGTCTTCCGTAAAACCCTTACCATCGAAAAGCGCGGTGGATTCCTCGATGTGAGCCTCCCGATACGAATGATCGGAGGACGGCACGACGATGAGCGCATTATCCGGCATCTTCGACACTTCCGCAAGGAATTGAAGTTTCGTCAAATGTTTGTGGATTCGGCTCATATCAGCCCCGCAGAACGTGCCGCGCGCATGGCTTTGGCCAATTTCGCCAGTGCCTTGTATTCGATGTGATGAACCATGGCGCGAGAGATACCTAATTCATCGGCGACGGACTGCGCAGTCCGGAGCGGTATCAACTGCTTTGCAATTGAAGCCCCGAGGGCCAAGTCCGCCTTCGCTGCGTGCGAACGAGGAGCGTATTTCGTTTTCACGACCGCGCCTTTCCCATGCTGAAGGCCGAAAACGCGGCTTGCGCGCACTTCGAGCGATGCGTCCCGCGATACCAGCGACGTTCCCATACGGAGAGTATCGGCGATGAGCCGTTGGGTTCGATGACAGGTCTTGTTCCTAGACCAAGACTCCTTGAGGATTCATCCGATTCTGCGCGAGTAATATTTCTTCCGTTCATTTAGTTATTTCGATTGTTAATATTAACGTATTGAGGTTGAAAATGCTAACGAAAAATTAAAAGGAGATGCCGCTTTGCAAAAATAAAGCGGCCCAATCTACAGGGGCCATTTCGTCGAGATACCGGATTACTTTCCGATAATGCGTTTTCGCAGGGCGTCCCGAGCCGGTGCGCCGGTCGGCTTCCATCCGTGCTCGACCGCGTTTAGCAAATGTTCTTGCCGTTTGGCCTTGGCCGGAGTCGTGGACTTGGCCTTGACCCCGTGCGGCGTGGAAACCCGGACGCGTCCTTTTCCGATTGATTGGATTTTTACGGGCATAGGTCATAAACAGTCAGGTTATTTACTCATTTCAACGAAGGTCAATTCCGACTTGCTCCGGGTAATCGCCACATAAAAAAGATTTTCCTCTTCCAGTTCGGAGCGCTTCAGGTATGTTTCACGCAGAACGAAAACCCTATTCCACTCAAGACCCTTGGCTTTGTGAGTGGACGACAGCACCACGGCGGGCTTCGGATTATTGTCGGAATCACTGAACAGGGTCACGCAACGAAGCTTGATTTCTTCGACATCTCTGGCGTCTTCCGCCAAAGCAATGAGAGTCTCGGTCTGGTCATCGATTGCCGCCAATTTCGATTCTGCATTCTTCAGTTTCGCAGCGCGGACTTTGCACCGATCCCCGTAAGCGATAGCACGAGAAATAAATTCCGGGACGGACTTGGCCTTGAGACGTTCGATAATGCCAAGCAGCATCTTGCCAACATCCCGGCCTTCGATTCTCGCTGAGACTCCCTTACGAATGAGCCCGAGGCAAATCGACATAAGCGGCGCGTTGATCCGGCTGAGAATCGCGTCCCCGACTTTGGCCGCAGAATAAATATTGTCGAGCGAAATATTATTGATGACGCCTTCCGGAGCATCGTCCGCAGCTTTGTAATCGGCGACATATCCAGCGGCGAGCGCAACGACCGCCTTCGGGCATCGGCGGGTAATGGTCAGAGTGAGTGTCGCGGCGTTTAATTCGGATTTCATCAGTGCAAGCCCATTTTGAACCGCGCCACGAAAACCATAGATCGCTTGTCGGTCATCGCCGACAACGCAGACCCGGCCACGAGATGCTCCACGAGCCATCTGCAACTGCGGCGCGTTCATATCTTGCGCTTCGTCAATCGTCACGAGATCGAACCATGCGCGCACCCAGTTCATAGCGACGGGCAACCAAACCATGTCGTTAAAACTGATGCGGTTCTGCTTGTCGGCAACTTTGGACGCCTCAAGCACTTTGATAGCCGATTTCGCGAGCCGGTCGGCGTCCCACACTTCTGAGAATTGCCCGGCGTCGATGTCACGCTGTTCGCACAGGTCAACCATTTGGCCGTGAGTCGGAATTCCGCAAAAAACGTTTTTCGCAAAGCCAACAAGCTTGAGAACCGCGTTGCGGATTTCGCTGTCAACATCGCCGCCGATGATGGACTCTACCCGGTCGAATTCTACGGAGTCATCGGGACGCGCAGCCGACCAGACTCGCTTGATGAAGCGATAACCAAGCGCGTGCAAAGTCAGCACGGTCACACGCTTGTCAGTGATCTTCGCCGCCGCTTCGCGCTGATTTTTCTTATTGAAAACCGCATAAAGCTGAGTCGATTCCGGTGCGTTCGCGAAACCGAGGATGGTGGTGAAAGTTTTGCCGGAGCCAGCACGGGCAACGATGACGAGGTTGCCGGACCCGTTCCGATACCAGTCGATGATTGCGTTTTGCTCATCGCTGAGAACTACGCCTTCCGGAAGCACAGGCGGAACGAAAACGGGTTGCTCAACCGGCGCAATGACTTCGGGCTCCGGTTGAGATTGCGCGACGAAAGGGACCGGGCGGGTCCAGCTAACAGTCCAGCTACGGTCCGCGCCGGGAGTCACGCGGATTCCAATGTCACGAAGCGCGGCTTTATCAGCGCGCCAGAGATTCCAGAATTCAGAATTCGGCGAGGCGAGATAAACGAAACCGTCGGGAGATTCGACCGGCGGTTCCCACTGAAGAAGAAATTCAAGTTTTTCAATCATGGAAATACATTAACACGCGGTCGGCGCGCTGTCAAGGGATTACTTCGCGATTTTCGCAATTTCTGGCTCCGCGCCAAAAGGCCGGGCAAAATATGCCTTGAGACTGTCCGAATTCCATCCGGTGAAAATGAATCGTTTATTCTCATAAATAAGAACCCGGGTATGGATTGACTTCACGTCGTCCCAGCCGTTCGGCACATCGATCTCAAGAAACTCCCGGCCTACGTCGGCGCGGGCGCTGTAGCGCACCGCAATCTCATCCTTGGCAATTCGTGCCCGGAACGGAGAGTCAACGTGCTGTAGCTCATCAGCGCGAAAATGGCCGTATGAATTTTTGTCAATCTTTAAGTTATTTTTCATGCGGACAAGATAGCACGTCTCCGTTTAAACGTCAAATAGTTTCAGCGATTATTTATCCAATTCCAACTCATAAATTCAATATGGCACAAGATTAAATCCTCTCAAGTCGATTGCGTGCTATCGGACTAAGCCAACGTATATCCGAGTTTGCAATCTGTTTCAAGGTATCATTCTGCAATCGGTTCAAAAACTGGATCAATTTTTCATACGCCGGACCGCATGGATCAATCGACTGAATTTTGGCGTAATTTTCTCGGAGGATTTCGATTTGCTTCGCAGTGAATTCGATTTTCATTATTCCTAATCTAGCACAAGATTGAGCCCTGTCAAATCGGCGTCCGTCAGCGAATCCAGATTATCGAGTTTCGCAGAGATAAGGCTATGCCGCCGCCGTTCGACCTGAGAGCCCTCGGCAAAGATGACTTGGTAAAAACTATCCGATTTACCACCATGACGCGGAAGACGCCCGGTTAGCTGGCGAAAAAGCACCGCGCTGAACGGCGGGAAGACTAGACCCGCCCGGGGATGGCCCCCCGCAGCATCATCGAGGGAAATCGAGGCATTTCCGGCGGCATTGCTCAGGATGATGTCGGACTTCTCATTATTGCGAAATAATCGGACCGCCTCGTCTCGATCTCGAACGCCTTCCGGGCTTCCATCAATAAGCGCGGCATCGGGTATCCGTTCGCGTAACGCGGCAATCGTGCGCTGATAGTTTACGAACATCGCGACAGAAATCCCTCGGGCACGGTAATCTGCACGTAGCTCAAGCATCAGCGGCACTTTGAGCAGTTCAATTTCCTCCGAGGCGCGCAACATGCGCGTAAGCGGATGGTCCGGAGATTTGTCGGTTCGGTCGGCGCGAGAGCGAAGGTCGGCTAGATGAGTCGCCATTTCGGCATAAAGCGCATCCAATTTCTCGCCGGAACCGAGGTCGAAAAGTTCGGCCCTAATTTCGCACTTGGGAAAGTCGGGGATGTCGGACTTCCGGACGCGGATTCCTTTGGCCGGGAAAATCTGGGAATTGATTCCCGCCATGATGGCGCGCTGTTGCGCCTTGGATTTCATCCAGACGAGACCGCCGCCGGGAATCTTGCGATAGCCAAGGCGACTCAACCAAGGATAGAAATCCCCCAGTTTATGAAGTCCGAGGACATATCCGAGTGCCCGCAGGTCTGCGGGTTCAATCGCTGGTGTTGCTGACAAACCGATAACGCGGTGCCCTCCTCGCTTTGCGGCGATGAGCATTTCGGCATTGAGGCTATCAGTTCCATTACATCGATGAACCTCGTCGAAGATGAGTAATGCCACTTCCGGGGAAAAATAAAATTTTCCAAGTCGTCGCGGAGACTTTCGCGTCTCAAAACAATGTATTCCATCTGGTCGTGTATAACAAGGATCGGCGGCAATTCCAGCCCCTTTATCCGGTTCAAAACGCCTTTGACAGTTAGTGCATACAAAATACTTCTTCGCGGGTTCAGGGGTATGCTCCCAACATCCGAAAGGCGTATTACCAGTTCGGAGGGCCTCGTATCCAATGACGGAAATCTTATCGTCGAAAGCGGCGGCGGCGCGGTGCCAAGCTGAAATAGAAATTTTTGGAACGACTGCCAATGTAGGCAAACCCAGTTGCTTAGCCACGTAGGCCGCAATATAAGTTTTCCCAATTCCCATATCCGAGCCATCAAGAGCACTGGAAGACCGATGCAAAATATCGAGCAGATGCCCGGCGGGCGCGATTTGGTGCGGGCGTAGAGACATGGATTCATGCGATAATTTGAGCATTCGATTCTGCAAACATGCCCCAATCAAATAAATCCTTATGGGAACCGTCACGTAAAGTAATTACCGGTCCGCGTTCTTCAATACTCTGCACAACCCAGACTGTCGGATACCCATCGAATTTCAGACGGGTCCCGATTTTCAAAAGTGATTTAGCTTCGTTAGCGTTTTTTATGAGTGTCATATTTTATTTTCGCGTCTTTCCAAATCAGAACACTGCACCATACCCAAACGATGAGCCAAACGAATATCCCGAACAGGACTACGGTCCCTGTGATGAAATCGATCATCGAAGAAAAAGATAGCCCACGATGAGACCGAGAAGCCCGGCGAGAATCGCAATAACGATGATAAATCGGATGAGATACCGGCAAACCGCTTCGATAATAAAATCAATCATATCGGGTGAAAATGTTTTGCCGGAATCCGGATCATAATTTCGACGTCTGCGGGGTCGTTGCGGTCCCACCGGCCTCCCTCGGCTCGCTCGAACGGCGGAATACCGGGGCGCGTGACTCGATTCGGATCACATACAAAGGCGGCATCGTCCCACGAAAAGCAAATAAAGAATTTGCACTTGCGGCGCGCGGCTTCCATTTGGCATCGTTCGTATTTTTCATTACTGAAGTGCCAATCGTCGGTTCGCGGCGGACCGGTGCGTCCCTTGACTTCGGCGATGGCGAATAGTTTTCCGTCACAGAAAATTTCGGCGTCGAACGGGTCCATTTTGCCCGCCGGACGCGAAGTATACTTCTGGCCGGTGTTGAATTTATTCAGACCGGCAACGAGTTTCGCGATGACTTTGGCCTCGTTATCGCGGTCCGCAGGACGACAATAGACCGGTCGTCGTCCGCTATTTCGCCCGGTTACTCGATAATCATCGGGTCTCATATCGCTTCAATCATCCATTTTTTAGATCGAAGTTCGCGATACACTAAACTCCGATGAGATTTAATTAAGGAATGCGCCATGACATACCCGTGCAACGAATCGGGAACCGGATACCAATCTCGTTGAATAAGGTATCTTATCGCCTCTCGACGAGTGCGGAATTCTGTTCGAATTTTCATCGCTCAGAATATAGCACATTATCAACCGATGTCAATCCCAGTAGGAATCCAAATCCGGGTTATAGTCCTGCCGTAGCCGCAGCGAATAGGTAATTTTCTCCGGACTAACCTTATAATACGGGATTCGAAAAAGTAGCGGGCATCCGGCGAACTCGAAGGCCGCAGCGATAACGTCGGAGCAAAACCAATGATTTTGGTGTATCATTGAATCGAGCGGATCGTGCTTGATGAAGGGAATCACGAATCGGAATACGCCGCGCCAGTCATAAGGTTTGCCGATTTGAAGCCTCAAAAATCTAATAATATCGGCATGTTGCCTCGCGTCGATGGCCGGACTCAGCGCAAGGCACCCGCCACGTTTAGCGCAAAAATCCGCAATTCCCTCCGCCGGTATTTTCAACTGCCGGACTCCGATGCCGGGTTCCGATTCGATAATCGTTCCGTCCTCAAGAAACACGGCGACGTGACTGTATTTGGACCATGTTTGCCAACGGATGAGCGCCGACGCAATTCCCCGGCCTCGAAAAAGCAATATCTTCATTGATTCACCTTTCGCAAAATTTGACGACACCAATCTTGCGGTGAATCAACTTGTGCTTTCCATGGACTACCATTTCTCCCATCGGGCCGCAACATGAGATAAACCTCCCCTTTTATCGGAGCCCGAATTTCTCCGGGAATCGCTTCGTATTCATCTCCGTCAAAAACATAAACGAAAGCTTTTGGCGATTTGATTCGATCTTCTGGTGCATCGCAATCCGGACACGGAATCTCTTCGGCATCACTCAAATCCGGATATTTCCGCAGCGCGGTTTCCCGCACGTCGAGGTTAAATATCACTGCGGCAGCATGGTCCTCATGGCGAATACCGGCGAGATAATCTTCAGTATGGCGCAGTAATGACCGCCCGGCGCGTTGAAAAGCAGCAAGCGCGGATTCTCGCGTTGCGAAAAACTTCAGCCAATTGCGGGCAGCATACTTGCGCGCGCCGCGCGTGAGATGCTCCGCATAACGTCGATACATCACGCCGTCGCGCACGAGGGTATAATCGACTTTGTTTTCTTCAGTATCCCGGACACCGCCGCCGATGTTGACGCGGGCTCCGGAGTCCTTGATCGTAAATTCGTTATTTGAATTCGACATAGCTAATCGGAAGTTTGAGTTTTCTAGCAATCTTGATTTCGGCTTGGACGCCAACAGATTCGCGCCACCCGGGAATCATTAGCACCACAAGTCTGCGGGAAATCCGCAGATATTGAGTATCGACACGTTTCCAAAATTTCCAATTACCGGCCATACCCGCGATGTCGTGAAGTGGATGACTGTGCGTAATCGGAGAAAAGACGTTTGCGCGCGGATGCATTCGCATATACTGCGCTGCCGCGAGGGTGCAAAGTTTAAACCGTTGTTCCCGCGTCTCCGGGTTCGGGTGTGAATACGGACACGCAAGATACGTCAGCGGTCGATAGTTCTTTTTCATTTGCATATCCTCGTCATTTTGTGCGGGTCGAACGGATCGAAAATCAGCCGGGCCTCGACCTTTTGTTCGTAGCCGTTCCGATAATATGCCCGCCAAATATCTCCGCTCTCTTCGCCTTCGCCAGAGAGAATAAACAGCACATCAGGAAACTTAAGGCTCAGCTTTGCGATGTCGTCGGAAAATTTATACCACGTGCAAGCGTCGGTAGATTCTCCTTTATGGTCGATGCCGAAACAAAACTCTTCGTTGGTAGTCTTTTCAAGCGCAATATACATCGAGATTGCATCATCGATAGGAAGCGGCGCAGACGATTGACCACATTCCGGACAAAACTTATGACCGGTCTTCGCCGGGTGTTTGCACCTTGGGACGGATTTCATGTGGTCCGGGGCCTCCCATTTCAACCTATAAATTGATTCGTATCCCATAACTTCGAGTTATAAATTGATTCCGCATCCCGTGCGCTACCTCACAAGCGGAATCTCGGTCTCGCCGTCCGGCGGTTCTTTGATTACGCCGGGTTGCAAGGTATGATCGCCGGGCCAAGCTGGATTATGACCGTCCGCCTCATTCGGCGCTCGAATCGGAGTTTTTTCTTCGCTGTTGTTTTCTTTGTCGCTCATAAAATTATTCAAAAGAAATATCAAGATTGGTTTCGGACAACGCCGACGGAATGGAGCCGCCGCACGCAGTCACAAACTCTGACAACAGCCAGAGCCGATTGCTGATTGGGTTCGTGGTATCGTTCCAAATAACCCGAAGTTTTTTGCCCTCGCGCTGCTGGCTGATTTTCTTCGTAACGTCATTGTCGAGGGTTGTGTTCAATTTGTCTGCCGCCGGACCGCCGGAGCCGGATTTAATGCCGGTCCGTGCCGTAACGTGCCAGTGCTGGAATCCATTTGCGACGAAAAATTTGTATTCGTATTCAGAAGCAATGCCGGTAATCACGCTGCGGGCGGACCCATTCGCAACGGCTTGCGCAAGCGCGGAATCAATCCAGAACCCTTCGTCGAATCCAAATCGATCCCAGTTGATGACATCCGACATCGGTAACAGTTTTTGCCGACCGAGTGTCCGGACCATAACCACGAAGGTTGCCCGTGCCGGAGATGCCGGGTAGTTCGCGGAAAACTCCGCAGAGCCGAATGCTTTGATCGTGCTGAGAAAATTCTCCGCACCGGCGGTCTTACCGTCGAGATTCGGAAAGAAATGCCGCGCAAGCGCGATAATTGGCGCGCTGATTGCAAATTCTTGCGCACCAATAGCTTTGGCCACTTCACTGAGTCCTCGACCGGTCAGCAGCAACCGTTGCGACGGCGCGACGGTCGGCGGCACCGGGGTTGCCGCAGGGGATACAGCAACCGCCGGTGTCGCCGGGGGTGGGGGCTCTGGTTTTGTCGGGGTTTGCGCTGAGGGAAAAGATTTAACCGACTCTTTCAAATCTTCCGGTATTTCTGCGCCGGTAATAGCAGGGTTATTCAGCACCCCGAGCAGGTTTCGTAGTGTCGCATTGTCGTTGCTCAGGTTCGATTTATCGAGCGGTCGGCTCAGTTTGGTATCGTTCAATTCATTCATAAATTAAAGGTGGGGAAGGCGGGTTCTGGATCGCCCCCGCATCGCAGGCTTGAAGGGCCTATGTCTTAGGATTAGACGACTTCCCCATACGGTTATGCAATTCGGACTGTAAAAGAGTCTTGGTTATTTCGACATTTACCAAGCGCAAATTGATCGCGCTGAGAGCATTAGTGCGCATGGTTTCGTTGCTCAGCGTCTCCGCGCGTTTCGCGGCTTTGCGTAACTTCATGTTCAAATGCAGCGCCCGGCGCAACCACTTGCCTAACTGGCTAAGCTTCGCCGATTCAAACCGGGACGCTAATTTGGTTGTGCCGGGCGTCGATTCCGGAAATCGGGCGATGTATCGCGTTTCGCGCGCCGCCATAAATGTCTTGCGCTGCCGGGCGGTGAGTCGGGCGCGGTTATCGCAAAGCATCTCAGTTGCTACCTCTATCGGAGGCGCATCGAAATCGATTGACAGAGGCGTGCGCTCCATCAGCCAATCATGGGCCGATTCGGCAATACGGACTTGTTCTTCGACATGTGGACGAAGCTGTCGAGCCATCTCGTTATCCGGGGCCTCGTTCAGATATTGCAAAGATCGATGGGCAACCCGGAGCCGGTCTTCCGCACGCAAAATTCTTTTGGTAATTAACGGAGCGTTATTCATTAGATTCAGTATCGCATACAGCGGCTCGATTTGCTAACGGAGAAATAACATAATTTCCAATGGCGATTTCGCCCGGCTTGAGAGCCCACTCCTTCGCCGGAAAATAAATTGCACCGGATTTCATATCGGCGATTGCAGCGCCCAAAGTGCGTTGTAACTCTTCGAGTTGTTGAATCTGAGAAGCACAATCAATATTCGGCGCATCAGTATTGAGCGGGTGCGGCATACCGTCCGATAAAGCTTTCGTCGGCGCGGGCGAGATGTCGAAGACCGGCGCGAACCGGGAGTGAGTAACATTTTTTGCGCTAAGCGGATGATGTTCGCGCCAAAGCCCATGCAAACACGCAAGCCGCAAGTCGTGCCGCAATTCCAAAATGTAATTCGCAGAATGCCGCAGTCGAGATTCCAGCACGGCGCGAGAGCTATCAGGATACGCACTGCGCAATATCACTCGCCGGAACCAGCGCATAAATCGACGTTTCATTTATGGTATATTTTCCAATCGCGATTTGAAAATATCCTCGCTGGTCAACGATTGCAACACGCGATGAATGTCCGAGCGAGTTGCGCTTAATTTGGCCATCTGTTCACTCAGCGTAGCATATCTCGCCGCGCTCAGATTAGTCGAGTCATTACACGGATAACAATACCGGAGCGAAACTTTTTCTCGTTTTCCGCTTGGTTTGCGAATCCAAACAGCGGTCCCGCGAAGCCCATTTCCGTCCGCAATCGACGTAATCGTCACTTTTACTGGCCCGGAATATTCCGGCCAATACCACGCAGATAGCGCGACCCGTTTTCGTTTTTCTGTCGATTCTGCGTTGATAGCCACGCGGGCTTTCGATAACGATTCAAACTTTCGCTCGCGCCCGTCGATTTCGCAAACCCATTTGTTTTCCGCCTCGTCGAGCGTTATCTCAATTTCGGAATGAGTTACTTTAACTGGTTGATCAGAGTCCATAAATTAGATATTGGCTTTACGCACGAGTGCAATAACGTCGGCGTGGTCGTGACTATCGTTGAAAGAAGACAGAGACCCCTTGTAAACTGCACCCAATTTTTGCAACGCGATAGACCGGCGTTCCGGATCGGGGTATATTTTCTGACATGCACCAATCAGACAAAACTTTGCCGCGCTTGAAGATTGAACCGAGACCCGAAATCCATTGTAATCGGAGGCCAAGTGATACCGACACCAGCGTTTCGGCGATGCAAGCAAACCACGAACCGACTTAAACTCCCGAACTTTTGTAGAGGGATTTTTCATACATTTGCTTCTCGGATAACGTCTTGGATCATCTCAAAAGTTACGTCGGGATGATCATTAAACCCGGCGATAGAAATACGCCCATTTGCGATGGTGCCCTGTTTCGGATACAATTTGCGTATCGCTTCTCGAATCGCAATCTCTTGACGGACGCGACGGACGCGACGGACGCGACGGACGCGACGTGCACCGTCATTAAGTCGCTGCATGCCCCCCAGTAGACAAAATGAAACCGCATTGCAACTGGTCGGACTTAGCGATACGCCTTTCGAATCGCGAGCCGAACAACCTTTGGTCCACTTGTCCGGCGAAGTAAATAGATCAGTTAGTTTCATATTTGGTTACTGGTATTTTTCCATATACTTTGCGAAAACGAAAAGAACCCGGCACTTTTGCGCCATGCGTCGCGCCCCAATCGATCTCGTCATAGTGCTCCCGCCAGCCCGGAGACCGGTCGGCGCTGCCCTTGCCATTCTGGCCGGGGTGAGACTCAAACATGTCTCGTTTGGTGTGTCCAGAATTGCGCGGCATAAAACTTATTTTATCAAACGATCGAGTATGCGATGAAGCTCGTTACAGTTATCCTCATTGGGGAAGGTCCCCAGAATCTCGGAGGGGTTCAAATCTCCGAGTCCGATTGCCTTAGATATGGAGATGTGGTTTAGGATCGCATAAATTGCGTCAACTTCGGCTTGAGACTCAAGCACGAGTGTTACCGGCTTGAAGGATGAGTCATCGAGTCTAGCTTTCATCGGGAGAAGTAGATTGGGATTCAAGAATGCGGGCGTTCGTCGCGGCGATGATATTGGATACCCGGACTCCAATAGTGCCGATAGCGCTGAGCAGCGGTTGATACTCGTTCCGCAACGTAAACCAAGCACCGAGAAATTCCTCAGCGTGGTTCAGCAAAGTGTTCGCGAGATACTCGTGCGTTCCGCGAATCTCGGCTTCGTGCGCCGCAGTCTTGACTTCAAGCGACGACAATTGCCGGAGCCGTTGCAGCGCGCCGCCAAGTTGAATTGCTTCTTCGCGACTGAGTTGAACAAGTTTTACTTGCGCGCCTCCGCTTTCACTCTTGTTATCCGACTCAGATGATACCGGTCGGCCATTCAGATTAACGATATTGCTCATAATGATATACTAACAGTTTTGTTTGAGTGCGCGCAGCAGGTTGGTATACGATTTAACCGCAGCACGCAATCGGGTTTTTCAACCGTCGATGTTCGGCAACCATAAACTCGACTGATTGCTCCATACAAACAAAAACATTTTGCGTCCGAAGAACGTGGATTGGTCGATATACCCTCTTTATTGCGAGCCATTGCACCGCGAGTCCAGCGACTCGGATCGCGCAACAATGCCCGAACTGATTTGAATGTTTTCATATCTTGGCCTTTCGGACGAGACGCATCACATCAGCGTGACTCGTGGACGCGGCATCGTTGAAATTAATAATACCGCAGGAATTGTTAAGAAGATGATGCTTCCGAAGAGTTTCCATGATCGAATTCGAACGAGGACCATATACTTTTCGGATTGCGCCAACGAGGCAGAACCGAACTGCCTTCGGAGAGTCCCATCCGACGACAAGCCCGTCCGCTGTTTCGCCGGTGGTGCCTTTCGTCCAGCGACGTTTGTCGCGAAGCAGCGCGGCGACTGTTTTGAATGTTCTCATATATTGGCCTTTCGAACAACGTCAAGAATTTCAGCGTGCGTCCGTTTTGGGTTATCGTTGAACGCAGATATAGCCCCGATACCGACAACGGGCGCGAGTTTCGTATAGGCATCGGACCGCGATGCGTAATCCGGATAGACGTGCTGAACAGCGCCAATGAGGCAAAAAGATACAGCGTCCGGATGATTAGGATCGCACGGGTCTCCGAGAATAGTCCGGGCTGAGGCTCGCTGAGTCCATCGATTCGGTGACTCAATCAATTCTGCAACAGTTTTGAAGTTATTCATACGCGCAAACAATATAACACATCGCAAAATATATGCTAACAAAAAAATGCATCAACTGAAGATTGGCGATGCCGGAGGATCGCCGATCCACGAAGTTCCCGGCAATGGCGTTTGTGGTGGTGGTGTTTCTGTTGCCGGTTGAACGATGCTGACCGGGTTTCGCAACGTAAGCGCATCGAGTTTGGACTCGATACGAAGCAACGTTCGTTCAATGTCGGTAATGCGATTGAGCATTGATTCGAATTGATCGCGCGCAGTGCGCACTTTATTGACGACGACTCGCGGCTTGCGCGGCGCGGGCTCCGGAAGCGATGCAACCATTTGAATAATGATGGAGAGAATTTCCGGCTCAGATTCCAAGTCGCGCTCGACTTGCGCGGCGCTGAGATTGAAGTCATCATCGGAGAGAAATGACTTGGCTTTGCGAACCCTCTTGCCGTTAAGATATTTCGTGATCATGTCGGCAATCCGAAACGCTTCTTCGAATCCGAAAAGGTCTCGCGCGGCCCAACAATGTTGCACCCCACGGAAAAAAATCCGGACATACCATCGATCTCCCATTTTATAGCAGTTCTTGGGCCGGAATGCCGGGTTTGCAGACTCGGCTAACCCTCCGGCATGTGTCTGAAGCTGGGCGCTGAGTGGGCAGTTGAACTTCACGACGTCTAGGCGTTTCGCCATTTTGTAAAACTCAGGAAACTTTTCAGCGGTTGTCATACGGATTTGATACGGATAAGGTAAACTGTTTTGCCGGATGCCTCGCAAAATGATTTGATTCTGCGGGACTTGTGCAAACGAGATAACGTTTTCCCGCAGCTTGGGCAGTGGTATTGATTACGCACGCCACTCGGGCGTGTCGGCGATTCGATGGATCGACGTTTCGTCATCTCGGTGGAAAGACTACCACGAAAAGAACGATTTTGCTAACGAAATCGCGTTTATTTTATTCAGAGAATACTATCAAAGCTATCAATGTTATATGGGGCGTTTTCAAGTCGTCAGGAAAAATTGATACACTACGATTACTTGTATTCTTAATTATACTTCAGGCGTATAAGTAAAATAATAGTATATCAAATTTTCCCAACGACTTGAAAAGGGCTCATATAACATTGATAGCTTTGATAGAATTCATTGAATATTATCTAAAGGATTTTTTGATCTTTTTTCGTGATCTTTCCTGACTATTAGGCGTGAAGAAGTCAACACACGAGGACAAGCTTTTCGAAAGGGCACCGGTTTCGGTGCGAAAACTGCACAAATTGGCCCGGCAGGAGCGCCGCGAGCGCCGCCGCAAGGAATGGGCGGAAAAGGTCTCCGGTATAGAAAGGACCGGACCTTGAAACCTACGGTATTTCCGGACAAGGTCTGCAAAGCTTGCGGGCGACCATTCAATCGCCGAACCACCAAAACAGGAAGATTGGAATCCTTTGAGGATTGTTCCGTTCGTAAATTTTGTTCTCGAATATGCTGGAAAAAGTTTACTCGTGGAGAGAACCACCCGCTCTTTGTTCCGGGAGGAACTCCAAGAGCCGACGGATATTTTCGAACAACGGCTAATGGCAAGAGAGAATATGTTCATCGGTTAGTAGCCGCAGAAATCTTAGGAAGGCCCCTTCAATCTTCAGAGCATGTCCATCACATCGATGAGAGTCCGGGGCTTAACGTAAAAGAAAATCTTCAAATCTCGACCAATTCAGAACATCGAAAGATTCATGCCGCCCGAGACCCCCGTTCCGAAATCGGAAGATTCGTATGCAAAGAGCGTTAATATTTGGGCTGACAGGCCAAGACGGGAGTTATCTCGCAGAGTTGCTTCTCTCTAAGGGATACGAAGTTCACGGCACGGTCCGCCGGTCCTCCACAAACAATCTCAGCCGGATCGAACACTTGCCCGCACTCAATTTGCACTACGCAGATTTGAGCGATTCGAACTCGCTCGACCGAGTCGTCGGCCAAACAGCACCGCATGAAATTTACAATTTGGCGGCTCAGAGTCATGTTGCGGTTTCATTCGCGAATCCCGAATACACAGCCAATTGCGATGCGACTGGCACCATTCGAATACTTGAGTCGGTCCGAGCCCATGCGCCGCAAGCGCGATTTTACCAAGCCTCGTCAAGCGAGATGTTTGGCCTCGTTCAAGAAATACCGCAGCGTGAAACAACGCCGTTCCATCCTCGAAGCCCATATGGTTGCTCAAAAGTCTTTTCGTATTGGGCCGTTCGAAATTATCGGGAGAGTTATGGTTTACACGCCAGCAACGGAATATTATTCAATCACGAATCGCCTCGACGTGGACTCAACTTCGTTACTCGCAAGATCACTCGCGCTGTGGCTCGCATTAAGTTCGGCTTGCAAGACAAAGTTAAACTCGGCAATCTCGATGCGCAGCGTGATTGGGGCTTCGCCGGTGATTATGTCGATGCCATGTGGCGAATGTTGCAACAGCCGTCGCCGGACGATTACGTCATCGCGACCGGCCAGACGTGGACCGTTCGTGATTTCGCCCGCACAGCTTTCGCATACGTTGGGCTCGACTGGAACGAGTATGTGGAAACTGATGCCGCGTTATTGCGCCCTGCCGAAGTTGATTTACTTATCGGCGATGCGACCAAAGCTAAGACCAAGCTTGGATGGAGTCCGCGAGTTGGCTTTGACGGACTTGTTCGAATGATGGTTGACGCCGACATCGACGACATCAAAAGTTTTTGCACGAATTGCGGCCAGACCGCTTTCAAACTCTCAACATGAACGATTTAGTTCAATCAGATACTCTCGCGAAAGCACAAAGCCTCGAACTCGACATTGAGAACATTTTCCTGTTGTATGCGACATTCTGCGGCGATGTTGAACGCACCGCACACGCATGCAATCGCACACCTTCAGAAATCATTTCGTTAGCTTCGGTCCATGGATGGAATGAAAAGCTTCGTGGCATTATTGAATTAAAACGATCCGGTAAGCCCGGTGACGTCGAACGCGCCATCAATCGCGCTCTCAATTTTGTTCAAGCGCATAAGTTTCGCCTTTTTCTTGAGCGGGTCCTCCGCGATATTTATGCGCTTGATTCAGCGTATTTGATGGAATTGCTTGTTGTTGGCTCCGTGGACAAGGACGGTAACAAATCACACAAACTCAGCACGCGCGCTTTCGCAGACCTTGCCGCAGCGTTAGAGAAATGCCAAGCGATGACTTATCTTGCGCTTGGTGATAGCGCAGGCGAGCGCAAGGGACGCGAAGAAGCCGCCGACAGTGAAGCCAGCGGCGTGTCGTTGCATTCGAAGCTTGCGGCACTCATGGCGAATAACAGTCCGAGTGCTGCGCTGGCGGATTCGCAGAAATGAGAAACAAGTGTGTCATATTAGCACACACTGTGTCACAATGGCACAAAGCGAAAATCTGGCGAGAGATCGCGGGTTCGTTTGGATATACTCCCCGGCGCGTATAGGCACATCGTATCTATATCGTGTATGGAGCGCAATACAACGAACCGTAAAGCCCAACGCCGGAATGGCTTGACGCCGTTCCGCCGAGCGGGCCATACGTCGCCCGGACCGGCCCCCGGGTCACCCTCGGTTTTCGCAAATTTGAGAAATGGGCTGGGGGTTTTGCGGTTTTGAATCCTTCGCTTAGGCACGATTTCGAGATGAAAAAATTTGGATCGAAGGCTTGACATGTGTGCTACATTAAGCCATGAATAAATTTTTTCGCAAGCGTCCCGTCATCGTTCAGGCGGAACAGTTCATTTTCGATGATGGGGAATGGCCCGAAGGCGTTCGAATGAAGCCCGCCTTGGTTGGATTTGAGATGGACACCCCGCAGGGAATTCGAGAAGTGCATGACGGCGATTGGATCATCACATCCCGCGAAGGTTGCCGGTATCCATGCAACGAAGCTATTTTCAAGATGTATTACGAGCCAGTCAGTGACGCAGAATCACAACGATTGAGCGCAAAGCCCAATGAAACTATCTGAAGCGCTGAGTCCCGCAGAATGCGCCGAGTTGCAAAATATTATGCTGCACGAGCCCGTGTTGCCCGGCCATACCATCAGTCACGCCGCCGCAACCTCGCTTGCGATTCGCGGACTTATTAAGCGCGACCCGTCCGGACGACGTTGGGTCGTGTGCTGGGACGCTGTCAAGGCGGGCGCAACTCAATCAGTGCTCAGTCCTTTTGTCAAACCATAGTATTTTTCGTTAGCACGGCATCCGCAGGTGTGATACAGTTTGCACATGATTACATTCGTTTTTACAAAACTCTTTGGAAAAGATTGGCATCAGAATCAGATCGCAGCTAATTCGATTCAGCAATTGTCCCTCTCGGCGTTATACCTCGCCGCCGCCGCAACCCTTCTTCGACTCGCGTTTAAACTATGAGTATCGCAGTTGACCTCGACGGAACGCTTGCGTATTACGACCATTGGCGCGGGCCGGAACATATCGGCGAGCCGATTCAGCCGATGATGGAGCGCGTCCGAGACTGGCTTGAGCAAGGACATGAGGTAGTAATCTTCACGGCCCGAATCACTCCGCATCCGGATTTTCCTACGGAAGATACAGCGAGACTCCGCGACGGAGTCCGGATTATTCAGGACTGGCTTGAACAACATGGGCTACCTCGACTTCGGGTGACCAATATCAAAGACCCCGGGATGGAGGCTATTTGGGATGATCGCGCCGTGCGCGTTCGGGTTAATACAGGACTTATTGACCGATGAAAACCAAAAAATCTCCATTTCAATTTCGAATGGTCAACGTGTTCGGAAAACAATATCCCGCCATCGTCTTCGGGTTCCAGTATGCGCCGTTTATCTTTCGGGAATCGGCGAAAGCGGTCCTCGCCGATTTGAGCCGGATGACTGCGGTGCAATCGCGGAAATCTTGGAAAGAATGGGGCCGGGCCTCACTTCGAACCCACAAACGAATTAAATGAGTATCTCATCTTATTCCTCGATTTTCAATCTCGGCCATCGGGCCATCGCCAATCTATTTTCGCGCCCGATCATCATCGAAGAAAAAATCGACGGGTCTCAATTTTCCTTCGGCGTCGATGAGTCCGGGACTCTGCACTGCCGCTCGAAAGGCAGCGAGATCAATCTGAGCGCCCCGGAGAAAATGTTTGCCGCCGGGGTGGAGTATGTTCAGTCGATTGCCGCTCGTCTGACTCCGGGTGATACATACCGTGGCGAATATTTGAAATCGCCGCATCATAATGCGCTTACGTATTCCCGCATTCCGCGCAACCACATTATTATTTTCGACATTGAAGCACCCGGTCAGAATTTTTATTCTCCTGCGGGAAAAGCCGCCGAGGCCGCACGTATCGGCCTCGAATGCGTTCCATGTTTCGCAAACTCCGCCGTTATTTCCGATCCGAACGAGTTACGCGCCTACCTCGACCGGGAATCGATACTCGGGGGTTGCAAGATCGAAGGCGTCGTAATCAAGCCCGCAGGTTACGATATGTTCAACATCGACAAAAAGGTGCTGCTTGCGAAATTTGTTTCCGAAGAATTCAAGGAAATTCACAACAAGACTTGGGACCGAGAGCACAAAACGCCCGGCAGTAATGATGTCCTGACCTTGCTCAAGGCGAAGTATTCGACCGTCCCGCGCTGGCAGAAGGCCGTCCAGCACTTGACTGAGTCCGGCATTATTACCGGCAACCTGACCGACATTCAGCACCTCATCAAGGAAATTCCCGCCGACGTCGAGCGGGAATGCAAAGCGCAGATAATGGAGGACCTATATGCATGGGCTTGGCCGCAACTGCGGCGAGGTCTCACCGCCGGTTTCCCGGAGTGGTATAAAGATCAACTCGTTCGTAAACAATTCAATGAAACCGAAAAAGAATCTGACACAGTTAATGTCAGTCGTTAGCCCGCTCGAAGGCCCCGGTTCTCCGAAGCCGGTTACTCTCGTCGGCCCCGGGGTATGCGTTCACATGCCGGGGTATCGAATCATCGCCACGCAGTTATCGCACCCAAAATTAAAATCCATTACGCTGAGTGTTTTTGGCCTGAACTGAATGCAATACTTACTAACCGAAGAAGAGTTTAAGTCGCGAACCCCGGACCGCGCTGCCATCGAAAAAGAAATCCGGGAGAAGTATGACCGGGAGATGGCGAAGTGTCTTGCGATATTTGCCGCAAACGTTCTGCGCAATCCGCAATACTTTAACGAGTGGTCTACAGAAAAAACTCGTTGGAGCGCGTTGAAGCGCTTTGCGGCTGAGGCTCGATTTCCGGAAGTCACGCTCGGTGCCTTGCCGACGTAAAATAAAGTGGGGAGCGTCTCCGTCTCCGGTGACTATTTTGTGTGAGTAGTCCGACATCGCCGACCCAAGTAGTCCGCGCGCAACCTGCGCCCGGAGATACCGACAATAATTTGCTTCGCAAAGTTGCGGCTCTGCTGGCAACCGGCGCGGGGCTTGCAGGTCTCGATGTTATTACCGACAACGCAAAGCACTCCGGCAACTGGGGGATTTTTCACGCGCTGCAAGATTCCGTAGTTTCCGCAATCGAGTTTCAACCATACGCGAACGCAACCGGTTCCCTCGACGGCCAAACAATCAAAGCCGGGGACCGGGTCTATGGCTTTTTCAAATCGATTACGCTTGTGTCCGGTTCCGTCATTGCGTATCGAGTCGCATTATAATTGCAAGTTAATATTATGCTTGCAATACAAAATCAAAATCAGATTTTCGGCCCAATACTTGAAATCGGGGTCCCGATTCCGATTGGGGAAGACCGCATTACGGAAGATGCAGAGCAGCGCATTACGGAATCCGGCGAAGATCGCATCATCGAATAATTTATGTCGAAGAAAATTTCACAGTTACCCGCCGTCGTTACCCCCGGAACCGCAGACCAGCACGAAGTAAACCAAGGCGGCGTCAGCAAGCGGTTGACGAGCGCTCAACTTCTCGATCTCGTCAGCACGGGCGCGTATAATTTTTCCAGTGTTGGCGTAGGCCCCGGTCCGGGCTCGACACTGCTCGGTGACGGTAGCGCGGTCCTCGCAGGCGGAGGACTCGTCATCGGCGCGGATGGCTCGATCTCGAATGTCGCCGGTGCTTTTCAATTCAATGCCGATGGCTCCGGCTCGCTTACGTCCGGCCTGATTACGTGGAATACGAATGGAGACATCGCGGCTAAATCACTGTCGATTAACGCCGGAGTTATCACCCTTGGCGCAGACGGCGTTATCTCGTCCAACGATACCGTCGTCGCCGACGTCCTCGTTAAATCGAATGGCCGGGTTGCCGCCGCAGATCATTTTGAATGCAATGCTCAAGCTGGTGTTACCGCCGACATCGTTGTCGGCGCGCAAACGTTGCATTTCGAAGGCGGTATTCTGACAAGCGTTGTATGAAAAAATTAGCTGGTGTTACTCTCGGATTTTTGTTGCTATTCGGACCGTCTCTCCTCGTCGGCGCGTTGCGATTGCGCGAATCGATTCCCGATACAAAACCCAAAGAAAATATTATCACCCGGGCACAGGAATCAACGGTCCGGGTCCAAGCACCGGATGGAACCGGCTCCGGGTTCGTGATTGCGCGTAAAGACGTTCGCACTCATCAGTCGCGATATTTTGTTTGGACGGCGCGCCACGTAACTCAGCCGAACTTTCCTGACCTGAAGGTTGAGAAAATTATCCGGTGGAATCAGACTAACCGGGTTACGTATACCTATGCGGCGCATACTCTCGTCCGGCTCGCTGATACGGATGCCGCGCTGCTCGCCGTCGACGCGCCGCCCGGCGCATTTGCGGGAGTTGACGTTTATACGTCAGAAATTTCTGTCGGGGATTCGATCTTCGTTATCGGAAGTCCACTCGGGGATTTCGACGGTTCCGTCTCGGTCGGGATTCTGTCTCAACGGGATTCTCATCCGACGCACGTCGAAGGATGGCCGTGGGCTCTCGTCGATCAAACGGACGCGCGAGTACTGCCGGGCAGTTCCGGCGGTCCGGTTTTTGAACGGTCAGGAAAAGTGGTCGGAATCATCGTCGGCGGTCCGAACCAAGGTATGCTGGGCATTTCGCATTTCGTTCCGCTGCGCGCAATTCGTTCGGACTCGGTGTATTCCGGTATTCAATGGGCGTTATATGGAAATCTTTGTCCAGACGATGCGGCGATTTCCGCCGCAATTATTGCCGTCGCGAAGATGGATGCGCTGCTTGAGGCTTCAGCCAAAAAGGCCGCAGAGGATAATCAACCAAAGGCCGAACCGGTGAAGCCGGGAACGGGTTCTGTGGTCAACCCACCGAGACCGGCGCACTGGTGGAATCGATCTCATTAAAATTTCCGGTTGTTGCGCCAGAGCAGGTAAGCTTTTTTCTTCCAGCAGTTGCATTCCGACTCATCTACTGGGGGAGTATATTTCGGATGTCGATTCGGCAAACACGATTTTGATTTTTGAAATTTGCAATCCGGATGGTGAGAACCAAATCGGATTGCATCGCTTAGAACGAAATTCAGTTCAGCATTCATGGGATTCTCAACGATTGTAACGCCGCGATGTGCGTATCGATGGCGAGATTGAGCGTAGTCTTGGCTTCGACTTCAGTTCGGAATACGCGCTCCGGGGGCCACGACATCGAAAATTCGTATTCGGCTTTGCGGCACGTAATAAAAGTTTCTCCATTCTTCATCGATACTCCTTCGAATATACGTTGCTGAACGCTCGCGCTCGGGGTTCGATCCGTGCTCTTTCCATTCGGATTGAAAAAATAAATCCAAACCTTCGTCCCGATTTTCGGAAGTTTTTTAATGTCAATCATGGACTCAATATAGCACATCGGTTCCAACTGTCAAGTGCCTGACTTTAAAATGTATGGCTACATTATCAGCAGCGAATAGCAAAGAGATTCAGGCAGTCATTGACTACATCGTGAAGTCGAACGCCCCGCAGCTTCCTTTCGACGCAACCGCAATCGAGCGACTCGCGCGGGTTGCCGCGTCGGTCGGTTTTGAGGGCGCAGGCAACTTCAAAGAGGATGCCAAAAATAGTCCAATCACGACCCTGCTTGCTCTTGCGAAGTTTTTGGGGACTTAATAGTCTTCATTAGGACAACTTAAATAGTTTTCGTCCGCCGGAAAGTGTTAGACTTTTCGGCGGATTGTGTTATGGTGATAGCGGTCGGGTGCCGGAATCGGAAAAGACGGAGAATTCATCGGTCGCCGAATGCTGAACGTTTATGCGCCGGTTGTGCAATGCCGTAAAGGCTGATGAAGGATGTGGTGGTTCGAACCCACCCCCGACCACCAATTTTATGAAGAAATTATTCACAATCCTCGGAATGTTTTTGTTGATGGCCAGCGCTTTGCGCGCCGCGCCCGCGTGCATCACTAACGTAACGCTGTCTTTCTCCGGCGTAAAATTCGGAGTGCCCGCAGGCGACAACGGCGGATTCGTCACCAACGGTAATTCTCTCGTCGGCGTCGGGCTGTTATCGCTCTGCACCCCTAGCGGATGCGACGGTCCGGAAATCATCATCGTCCCGAAGGAGCCCCGCTCTCCGAACGATCCGGATATTCAGTGCGCGAATCATTCAACGCAAATCGGTGTGCTGACGTGGAAATGTGATCCTTCGTGTGACCCATCCGGCGACACGCACGTTGCCAGCATTATTTTTCCGCCCAACGCCCTCAGTCTCTCTTTTCATATCTGCATTAATCCGGACAGCAATTGCGGGCTGTATCTCGGATGCTTTACCGCCGTCGCGTGCTCCGCGCCTCCGCCGGAATCATGTCGAATTGAAGAACGATTTCGTATCGAGAGTTACCCGCGCAATCTTATCGCTGCACGATAACATGCAAAAACTTTGTATACTCATCGCGCTCATGGCCATACTCTCCTCAAATGCCGACCAGCCGATTACGGAGGAAGAAGCGATTCCGGTTCTCGCGAATTTATTTTCGTATGCAGACCTTGAGTGGGACCCATCTCCGGACGAGTCCGTAATCGGATATAAAATTTATTTCGGGCATGAATCCGGGCGGTATACCTCCGTCGTCGATGTTGGCAACGTTAAGCAAGCGCGAATCGATCTCGGAGAACTATCGAATAATCGCACTTGGTTCATCGCTGCGACATCATACGATGATGCGGGCCTTGAGTCCGACTTCAGCAACGAAGTCAAGGTTGAAGAAGCGCGAGGCCCGCAATGAAAGAATTTTTCGGCGCACTCGGTTTGATCTTCATACTACTGGCGCAAGTCCTGCTCGGATTGCTGGCGACTTATTTTTTCGCGGTGTTCGCAATCCTCGTTGGCGGCGCAATTCGGGATTTGCTGAGCCATAAAAAACATGACTCTGATTGTTGACAAATTAACGCCGATGTGTTAGGATTCTGGTATGAAGAAAAAATTGAAACTTTACGTATGGACGGAGTTCAAAGTTGATTATACGCCCGGCCTTGCGTTTGCCATCGCCGATTCGGAAGACGAAGCGAAGAAAATGCTTGAGAAAAAAGGTGTCCGTGTTTTTGGGGGTAACTACAGTTGTTGGGGTGATCTTACGGTGCATCCACTCACTAAAAAAATCGCTGAGTTTGTTTACGGAGGCGGGTAGCCCATGAATGTGTTTTCGTATCTCCGAGTTTCCGGTCTTGGCCAAGTGGACAAGGACGGTCCAGTTCGTCAACGGTTGAGTATCAAAGCTTTCGCAGACCGATTTAATTTGATCATCCTGCAAGAGTTTTTTGATGAGGGAGTATCCGGAACGGTCGAGTGTATGGAGAGACCCGGGTTCGCTGATATGATTACGAAGGTAATCATTTCCCAGAATACTCCGTTCCCGGTTGAGGCAATCGTCGTCGAATGCATGGACCGGCTCGCGCGCGATTTGATGATTTCCGAAATGCTGCTGAAGACGTGTCGCGATAATCAAGTTAAAGTATTCTGTTCGGTCGACAGTGGGCTCGTGGATGTGGCCTCGGAAGCAGATCAAAACCGAACCATGCTCAGACAAATTTTGGCAATCGTCGCGCAGTGGGACAAAACGAATACCGTGAAAAAATTACTAAGTGCGCGTTTGCGGGCGCGCGCCGAAGGTCGTCGTTGCGAAGGCAGCAAACCGTATGGACATTTTCCCTCTGAGCAAATAGTGTTGGCGCGGATGAAAACGTTGCATCGCGAGATGTCGCTCTCAGAGTTAGCGTTTACACTCAACACGGAAGGATTTAGAAATCGGGCTGGTCGTCAGTGGACGAAAGCGTCAGTGTATTCAATATTAACCGGTCAGTCATTGGCTGCAACCAGAAAAGAAAGAAAAAACAATGCGAGGCGCATACATGCAATATCTCAGGGCGAAGGGCTCACCCCCGGCGCTGAAATCTGCGGACCCGGTGGAACAAGCGCATGCGTTGCGCAAGGAGCAAGCGGAATTGCGCAGAGCGCGAATCCTCAATCGGGCAGAGCCGTCAATGCGTAACGGAAAATAATTTTTTTAGTCGGGTTAGCTCAAAGGTAGAGCCCCGCGCCGTAGTAGGCTTTTCACCGAAACGGGGCGGAGGTTGATGGTTCGAGTCCTTCACCCGACTTCTTCTATTTGCAGGGTGGCGCAGTGGCAGCGCGGCGCGCTCATAACGCGCAAGTCGTCGGTTCGATTCCGGCCCCTGCACCCAATTTGGCCGGTTAGCTCAATATATTCAGAGCACCGCCCTTAAGCGGGGTGTGAGATGTATACGATTTCACACTTGCGCAAGGGAGGGGACGGGGGTGAAAATCCTTCACTGACCGCCAATTTTCTAGTCCGGTTCTCTTTTTTCCCTGACTATTAGGGGATTGAAGATACTCACGACTTTTGTCCCGGAATCCGCCCCGATTCTCAAAACATGGGCTGCAAGCTGGCGGGGTCATGGCTGGACCCCCGGATTGCTGGCCCCCAAGGAGATTCAAAAACATCGCAAATTACGGGCTGCCGTCGCCGCCCGGCGCGGTCGTCTTTTTTGCAGTGCTTACCTAATCAATTTTGGTCTTCGCCGGGCTCCGCGTTCGCTCCGGACCTTCATTCGAAAATTCGGGTCCCCGGGGTGGGATACCGCAAAACTAGTCCTTTTTCCCGCCGGGACTACTTCAGAGCAGATCGAAAACTGTGGACATCGCTGAACGAACAAAACTTTCGGCCATCGTCGCAAAGCACGTCCAATCCGCTGAACCGTGGATTGCCGCGCAAGCGATTTCTGACTTTGCGCAAATCAATGTCCGGTATACCCGCGATTCGCGGCCAGAAAAACTGAACGAGATTTTGCAGAGTTACTTACATGGACTATTGAATAATAACGGCATGTCGGAAGCCGCGAGTATACTTTGGACTCCGACGCAATTCACCGCTGGGCCCAATTCGGTTAAATCGGTATGGGAACTTTTCGAGTCCTCATCTGCGGGTTTGATTATGGGAGCCGCTGCTCTCGGAAAATCTTTTTCGATGGGAGTCCGGCTTATGCTGGAATGGATCAGAGACCCGGAGTATACGGGCATTCGCGTCATCGGCCCAAGCGAAGACCATCTTGAGCAAAATCTTTTTTCGCATCTCGTAAGTTTGCACGCACAAGCGAGCCTACCCATGCCCGGAGAAGTCGGAGATTTATTCATCGGCACCAATCGTCGAAATCAAACGGCGGCGATTCGCGGCATCGTTGTTCCGAAGGGCAATAACAAAAAGGCAGGACGCCTGCAAGGCGGACACCGAAAGCCTCGCCCGAAACCCCATCCGATTTTCGGACCGCTGACGCGGATGTTTATTTTCATCGACGAAATCGAAAACGTTCCGGCAGGTATTTGGCACGATGTCGGCAACGTGCTCAGCGAAGTCGGTCCTGACGGAGGATTCAAAATTTTCGGCGCGTATAACCCGACGAATCTAGGAGATGAAGTCGCAAAACAGGCGGAACCTCCTTTCGGATGGCCGAATGTTGACGTCAATATTCATTATAAATGGAAGTCTACTCGCGGATGGGATGTAATCCGTCTCGACGCCGAAAAATGTGAAAACGTAATCGCCGGAAAAGTGATATATCCCGGGCTGCAAACGCGCGAAGGGCTTGCGAAGATTGCTCTGTCGTCCGGTGGAACGCAATCTGCGGGATATTACACCATGGGTCGGGGAATGTATCCGCAGCAGGGCATGCAAGCGACATTGATACCCTCCGGCATGCTGGAAAAAAGTCGCGCGAAATTTATTTGGTATGATGACAAGCAAGTTCGCGTAGGCGGATGCGATTTAGCGCTTGAAGGCGGGGACGATGCGGTATATGCGTTAGGAAAATGGGGGCTCGCAACCGGTATTCAGTATCCGCCGACGCTTGAAAAACCGGATGGATTCAAGATCATGTTCAAAGATGAAAAGGGACGAGTTCGGGCGCGGCACGGATTGCAAATCGAGAGCCTGATGATTATTCCGAAGGGCGATACCGTCGCAATCAAAGACCGTATCATCAAATTTAACAAGAACGCAGGTGTCCGCCCAGAGTTTTTTGCGTGTGATCGAACCGGTGTAGGGGCCGGTGCTGCCGATTTGATACGCCATGAGTGGTCTCCTTCGATTCACGACATAAATTATTCCTCCGGGGCCTCCGATTCTCGAATTATGTCGGAGCACAGCAAGACATGCGCCGACGAATATGATCGGCTTGCAACCGAAATTTGGTTCCGGCTCCGGTTCTGGCTTGAATTTGGGTTCGCGCTTTTCGATCCGGGCATGGATATGAGCAAGGTCGGACAGCAATTAACGCAACGACGGCAGCTTAGCTCCGGTTCGAAGGCCAAAATTGAGTCCAAACGGGATTACGAATCGCGCGGATTCGCGTCTCCGAATGAAGCGGACGCGATTACGCTGCTCGTTCACGCGGCACATCGCGGTTCCGGCGTGACCCCAAGCATGGACGGCGGGTCTCAAATACCGGAAAACCCGTGGGAAGATGATTGGCCGCACTCGGGCATGCAGGGCGGAGTAAAAATTGATTTATCAAACCGTTCTGACTGGCTGGACGACCGCCCCGAATCAGCGGAGCCGGGAGAATTTGCGATTTTATGAAATCGATTAACCCAAATTTGTATCCGCACGACGGAAGATTTTTCATCGATTCCGACGGCGCACGAATTTCCGGCGATACGTGGGCCGGAGTGATTCGCAGAGTTGAAGGATACCGCCGCCGACAGGGCCGACCGGTTGGCGACGTCGCCGCCGAAGTCACGGCTCAAGCGTGCCAGCGTAATCCGGTTATCTGCACCGAAGATAACGCAGCGTATAAACAGGAATTGCGAAAATCGTCGCTCAAATCTCGGGTGCTCGCGTGGTTTTCCGCGTTTATACACCAAGTGCAGAGTAGCCCGCCGACTTTTTCGTCGGAGAATGACGCACGCAACCGCGCAAACGTGTGCGCCGGGTGTCCACTCAATACCGCGCTGCCGGATGGATGCTCGTCATGCAAGGCGGCACTAAACGAAATGCGAAAATCGGTCATAGGAGGCCGTTTTCAAGACCAGAGAATCCATGCGTGCAACGCGCTTAGCGAAGATTTGAATACGGTCGTCTGGATTGAACAAACTACGGTCGAAAATCCGGCACTTCCCGGACATTGTTGGCGAAAACGAACGGTATGAGCTTATTTTTTCGGATTTTTGTTTCGTGGTTCGTGTTACGGTGGGCAAAACTACGGGGATACCGAGTTTTGGCGAATTGTAACGAACAACTTGACCGTTTAGCATCGTGCGGGGTGTGCCCATTTTATAAAAATGGACTATGCGAGATTTGTGGGTGTCTTGTCATAGCTAAAATCACTCTAACTACCGAAAAATGCCCTAAAAAAAGGTGGGGCCGGATATTCGAAAAGCGCTGACTATTAGGGGACCTAAAAAATGGCATCACGCGATTCATCTACCGTCTCCGCCGACACAAATTCGACTGGCTATCCGACGAACGCCCTCGGTTCGATTATTCAGAGCCCGGAAATTAACAAATCCGGGACTCCGACGCAAAAATCCATCAAGGATGCCCGCATGGCTGCGGATGTGGTCAAGACAGTCATCATGGCCGGGAGAAATCGGTCGATTGTTAATTCCCGAATCCTTGCGAAGTATAACGCGGAGCGGCCATACGATGCGACGAAGCTTGAAGCGGAGGGACTCGGATGGCGTTCGAACTTTACCAGCAAGCCGCTGCCGTCGATGATTGAAAAAGTTGCCCCGCGCTTTACTGAAGCGGTAAACAACTTGAAATATTTCACGAACGCTCAACTTTCGGACAAGTGGCAGAACCGCACGGAAAAAACTGAAGTATTCCGGCGAACCATTACTGATACGATTCGGAATCGAAAAGGCTGGACGACCTTGCTCGAAGACATTGCGTTCAACAACGCAATTTTCGGGTATGACATCGTTGCTTGGCTAGATGAGTTTAGCTGGTTCCCGAAAAATTTTCAACAGGATGAATCGTTCGCCGCCGATGGAACCAAGTCCGATCCCCGTTGGGCGCAAATTCTTGTGCTCAAAGAGGTATTCTATCCTCACGAGTTGTTCAAAATGATCGAGGACAAAGAATCGGCCAAAGAGGCCGGATGGAATATCGAGAACACTCGCGAAGCGATTAACAAAGCTTCGCCGGTTCAAATCAGGGATCGTCTGAATGTCGGTGGAACGCTGGAGACGTGGTATCAAAATGCATTACGAGAACTTACCATCGGCGCGAGTTACATGGCGGGTGCGTCGGTTATCGTGGTCTACTCTTTACTGGCGCGAGAAGTCACAGGAAAGGTCTCTCATTATCGCCTTGCCGGTCCTGAGATGTCTGACATTTTTTCTCGGGATGACCGTTTTCCATCCTTTGAAGATTGCGTTTCATTTTTCACATTCCAGAAAGGAAATGGAACTTTGCACGGAAGCAAAGGAGTCGGTCGAGATATTTATGAGATGGCCGGGATGGTGGACCGCACTCGTAACGAAGTGGTTGACCGTCTTATCATGTCGGGCAAAACGATTGTTCAAGGAGACGTAAGAAAAATTCATACGTTCAAAATGCACGTCATCGGCAGCACGGTGATCTTCCCTCGGGACTGGGAAGTGCTTGAACGAAAGATCGATGGCAATGTTGAGCCGTTTCTCAAACTCGATGCGTATTTTCAACAGCTAACTGATCAACTCATCGGTGCCGTTTCTCCGCCGCAGGTCGAGGGTGAAGCTTTTCGTTCGCCTGCGGCATGGAGTTTGATGGCTCAACGTCAGGAAGAAGGCCGTGACGTTAGAATATCTCGTTTTCTTGCGCAGTTTATCGATCTCGTCGGCACGATGCAGAAACGAATCTGTGACCCGGATACTTCCGAGGATGACGCCAAGGAGGCTCAAAAGGCTCTGTTGAAAATAATGACTCGTGAAGAGATCGACGAGTTGGCCAAACAGCCGGTTGCAAGCGCAGTCAAGGATTTGACTCCGTTTGAGCGGCAGGCTATCGCGATGATTGCTTCGAGCAAAAAAGGAAATCCGCTTTACAATCAGCGTCAGCTTGAGGTTGAGGAATTGAGCGCAGGTCCCGGCGCGGAGTTTGCAGATCGTGTGTTGCTGCCGGACCAAGACCCTACGGTTCAAGCGGAGCAGACACGGCAGCAGAATTTGGAAATGATTTTGCTTTCTGGTGGTCAGCCGGTTCCTGTTTCGCCGCGTGATAATCACCTCATTCATCTTGGGGTATTGATGCCTCAAGCGCAGCAAATGGCGCAGCATATCATGGAAGGGAAATTCCATTCGGATGCGATGGAAGCAATCGGCGCTCACGTCTCCGAACATTTTAATTTCGCCGAACAGCAGGGCGCGCCGAAACAACAGCTTGCGCAAATTAAAGAATTTTTGAACAAACTCGGACCTGCGTTGGCTCAGCTAAAGCAGGTAGAGTCCCAAGCGGCGCAAGTCGCGTCCGCTTCCTCGCAATTGGAGGGCGGCGGTCCTCCGCCTGCGCCGCCCGGTCCGGCTCCGCTGGGGCCGCCGGGCTCCGCTCCTCCGGTCCCGTAAGATATAACCCCTATGAGACCCCCCACAGAAAAGATAATGTTTTTATACCAGTATCCTCTGGATAATAATCTCAACAAATGGGGAGACTTTGATCTCCTCGTTTGCACTCGCGAGCGAGAAAAATTTTCTGGACCAGTTTCAGGACCAGAGTCGGTTCGATATTTTCTAGAATCGTCGATTTCAGACAAGAAAGCATATCTTAACCGAGAAGAGTTTGTTAATTGTTGCGAAAATCTTTTTTTACTGGAGCTACCTCGATTAAATTATGATAACTAATGACGCCCTTCCGTGGTTTACTGAAGACGAGCAAAATTGGAATGCTTTTTTGCAAACGACAACCGGTCAACGACTGCTTCCCAAGCTGGCGCAGACGGCTCCTGTGCTGCTTCGGCGCGGACATGTCAACGCAATCTTGATCCGGTCCGGAGAAGTGCTCGGAGTCCAAACGGTGTTGCAAGCGATGCTTGACCTGACGCATTCTCCGCCCAAACTCAATGATTCGATTTCCACGCAGTATCCTAATTTGGAAGATGACGCCGCGTGGCCTGACGGAGAAAAACTAACCCCCAAGCAATGATTTATGCCTGAGAATAATGCTAACAATCAGGGATTCGCTGATCCCGAGAAAAATAACGCCGACGTTGCCAAAAAACTTTTGGAGCAAAACGCCGAAACTCTCGATGTCGATGTAGGACCGGCTTCGGACGCACTCGACAAACTGGCGCAAGAAGCGCAAAAGAAGGCGGATGCCGCCGCTGCTGCGACCCCGCCGGTCGTCGAACCGAAAGAAGACAAGGACGAGTCTCCGGATGTTCAACCGTTGCCGGACAAAGATAAAGACAAAGGTAAGTCCGGGACTGCGCCTCCGGAGCCGACGGAAGCAGAAAAAGCTACGGCCAAGGAAAAGGCCGATGCCGAAGCGAAACAGCGCGAGGAAGCGGATAAAATTTTCAAAGACAGTCCGAGTCTTCCGGCGAATGCCAGTCCTAAATCTTCGGAGGCATTCAACGCAATCAAGATCAAAGCCGCGCAGGTAATCAGCGCTCGCGAGGCCGAATTGGAAAAGCTTCGCAAAGAAAAATCGGAGCTAGAACAGAAACTCAAAAATCCGATTCCGGAAGATGTTGCAAAGGAATTGGAGGATCATCGGAATTGGAGAGCCAAACTCGACATCGACGCCGATCCCAAGTTCAAAGAATTCGACAAATCTATTGCGTCGACGCAGGAGTTTATTTACGCGCAGCTTCGCAAGAGCCCGAAGATTACGAATGAGGTAATCGAAAAAATCAAGGCCCACGGCGGTCCGGAGAATGTCAAACTCGACGCTGTTTTCGAAGCGATTGGAGACCCGGTCACTCAGCGCCTCGTGGAATCCAAAATCGCGGATATTGAGATGGCCAAGTATAATAAAGAAATGGCCATTCGCGCCGCGAAAGAAAATGTTGGCCAGTATCGCGAAGCGCGGAGCAAGGCGATGATCGAGAGCCAGTCGGCTCATACGAACGCGACGAAAGAAAGCTTGGGGCGTTATCTCGGAGCGCTCGAATGGGCCAAAGAAAAAACTGCCGATGAGAAAGCCGACGAGAACACCAAGAAATCGGTTGCGGAGTATAATAAATTCCTCGACGAAACTCGGGCGCAAATCGAGAACGCCGTCAAAGATGACTCTGCGGAAATGAGGGCTATCCTCATTACCGGCATGGCTCAACTTTTCTATGAACGTCGAGAAACTGCCGGTCTCAAGGCCGAACTGGAAGCGACGAAGAAAAATCTCGCGGACGTCACGGCGAAATGGGAAAAGATCAAGCAATCGTCCGGACGGCTTAGCACCACGGCCCCGGCCACTGCGACGACTGTGGCCAAGCCGACGCATGACGTTACCGTCCCTGCGGGCGATGCGCTCGATGCCATTGCGAAACAGGTCATGGAGAAACGCGCCGCCGAAGCCAATAAATGATCGAGCTATTTTCATCCGACAAAGCCGAAGGACTGGAACCACTTCCGGTCCTTCCGGCTACTACGGTGGTGACTTACGGGAAAAAAATTCTCGTTTGTATGCCGTGGCAAAAACACGTCTCGCCCATTACCTCGATGTGTGTGACGAATCTTGTTGATAGAAAACGGACCGCTACTATGATGAATTTCGGGGATGCCTTTGTCGCGCATTCTCGAAATCATTGTGCCGATTTTTTTCTCAAGGGAGATTTTGAATGGATGCTAACCGTTGACGATGACATGGTTATTCCGTTCGGAAATGCGATGTGGTATAATGCGTATACCGGGTTCAATTTTTCGGAAAAGTTCGCCGGATGGAACGCGCTGGATCGATTGATGTCGCATAAAAAATCACTTGTTGGTGCGCTTTATTTTGGTCGACATCAGTATGGTCCGCCGGTGTATAATGAGGGAACCGCAAATCCTCAGGAGGCTACGTATGCCCGAGGAGGTCCCTACGATTTAATTAGGCCGACGAAGTGGGTCGGGACCGGATGCATGTTGATACACCGCTCCGTATTTGAGGACATCGAGAAAAAATTTCCGACGATTGCCCGGGGACCCGATAAGTCGGGGGGTCAATGGTTTACATCGACGGAAGTAACCTTCATGGAGGACGTGATTCGGGCGCGCGCCGCGCTGGATGGTGAATTAAACGGAGAACGGGCGTATAAGGCTTTGACTTTGTTAGATGCCGCCATCGCAAAGGCGAGGGTGGATAACTGCCTCGGCTGCGGCGAAGACGTTTCTTTCTGTCGTCGAGCGATGGCCGCAGGGCATCAGCCGTATGTGGATATGGGTTTGATATGCGGTCATATTGGGCACAAAGTTTACGGTCCGGACAGCACCAAAAACAAACCTGTGCTTTCGCGGTGAAAAATCCGGTCCCCACAGATCGAATGCTGATTTGTCTCCTGTTCTGGGAGGGAGACAAAAAACAATGTTTCGCGCTTGCAAAACTCATCGCCGATCTCGAAGATTCACACTCTTCGAAGGCCGATTTGCTTTTTGTTTCTCGATTTGATTGCAAGCATGATATGGATGCAATTCGGGCTATCTCAAGGAAATTTAATGTTTACACGCACACTTCAAAAAGACGCGGGACGGGCTGGCCGATGGGATGCAATTCTCTTTTCTTCGGAACGTTGGAATGGGTTTATTACAAGATGGCCGGTGCGCAGATTCCGCATTATCGGAGCGTGCTGATTCTTGGCGCGGATACCGTCCCGCTGAATAAAAATTGGATCGACATTATGCGCAATGCGTTCGAAGAGAACGGACGCCCTTGTATTTCCGGAGCGCTGATTAAGGACCCGGTCGGAGGTCACGATCATATTAATGGGGATTGCGCGTTGCTTACCGGTGATTTGAATTTTTTGAAATGGCTGACATTGGAAATCGGAGACATTTCCGTTCAAGCGGGGTGGGACTGGGTTTTGTCGAAAGAATTCGAGCGTCGGGGATGGTGCAATTTTCCGTTCGTAACTAGTTACTGGAATCGACCGGTTCCATTCACTCAGGAAGATTGGGAACGCGAGCAAGCCTCCGGAACGGTAATGTTTCACGGTCAAAAAGGATTTTCTCTTCTTAACATTGCCCGTAAAAATCTCCTATGAATGAATTAGCTGTAGTCTGTGGTGCTGGCGGATACGTCGGCGGTCGTCTTGTTCAATTTCTCAAGAAAAAAGGATTTCGAGTCCGGGCGGTCTATTCCCCGAGAGTGGTTGCAGTTCACGACTGTGTAGATGAACGAATCAAGGCCGATTTAACAATCCCGTATCAGGCCGAAAAATCCGTTGAAGGAGGAACGTGGATTTTTAATCTCGCGGCCAATGTCGGCGGTATCGGTTACATCAGCAAAAATCGGGCACAATGTATGTCAATTGCCTCGATAAATCTTAACTTGCTTCAGGCGTGTGCAAAACATCCAGTCGCCGGATATTTTTTTGCTTCGTCTTCGTGTGTATATCCAAGTCATTACGAAGGGCAAGTGTGCAAAGAACATAACGGGTCTTTTGCGTGTTCGACCGCCGGATACGGGCAGGAGAAATATTTTAGCGAGCAGGCGTGCAAATGGTTTGAAACCGAACACAAGGTCCCGGTTAAAATCGCTCGATACCACACCATTTATGGGCCGGGTGATGATCGAGGTGCAGACCGGGATCATTTTCCCTCGGCCATGGCATCAAAAGTTGCGCGCGCAAAGGTCTCTGGATCGAATGAGATAACCATTTGGGGCGACGGAACGCAAACGAGAAGCCTTATTCACGTTGACGATTGCGTCGAAGGAACCTTTAGGCTTATGTTCTCCAATATCGAAGGGCCGATAAATCTGGCACACCCCGAAGTCGTATCGGTGAATTCTTTAGTCGACGAATTGGAGACAATCTCTGGAACAAAACCGGTTCGGTTTTATTCTCCGGAAGCGACTGTCGGAGCCAAGAATAAAGTCGCCTGCTTGAATCGATTGCGGACTCGACTCGGCTGGGTTCCCGAAATCAGCATGGCGGAAGGATTGCCCAGTCTATATCGGTATTTTTACGACCGGTATCTTTTCGCAAAGTGAACGAAGATACGCTCATCGCCGTTTGTGCATACGCCGGGGATGCGCATCAAGTAATTAATGCTCTCCCGCTGTATTTGCACCATGAATGCCCGGTTGTCGTGTTTTCCCCGACGAATTCTCCCGCTGATGTCCGATACCCGGGAGTTGAGCGTGAATTTATCGGAGCCGCCGCGTATATCGGAGAGTTATCGTTGATGCGTCAGATTTGGAATTTGCAAGCACTTTTGCGGCATCCACAAAACTATTTTTTACTTCACGATTCCGATTCATTTTGTTTGAGCCCGGCGATTCCGTGGGAGTTGTATACGTTGTCGGAAAAAACTATTTGGTCCAATGAAATTACCGAACCTCGCCCGCATGCGAGCCCGTATCCAAAACTGGCTTTCCAGCCTCCTTATTTTCTCAGTCGTCGGGTCATCGAGCAAATGTTATCCGTGGCGGATAATTTCACAAATCATCCGATTACTCCTTACATAGATTGGGCGATGAATTGTTGGTCTGCGGAGGCAGGGTTGAGCCACCGGTCATTTTCTGCGCTGGAACACACTCCGTATACAGAAAATCCGTGCGTCTCGGATGACCCATGGGAAACATTGCGGTATCGAATTCGATATATGGGCGCGACGATGATGCATCCAATCAAAACACCGGAGCAGATAAAACTTTGCACTGAAGCCTATGCTAAAAAATCCTGACACTCTCGTTTCGGTCCATGCTTACGCCGGTGACTTACATCAAGTCGAGAACAACATGTCATTATACGCGCACCATGGTTGTCAGGTTTGCGTGCTGTCGCCGACCGATGCGCCAATTGAACGGGTTGAACATCCCGGAGTTGTGTGCCATCAATTAGGTCTCAAGGGGTGGATCGGTCCCCAAACGCTCGAACGTCAGCGACTTCATCTCGAATTTTTATTGCGGTTCCCGCAAAAGTTTTTTCTTTGCAACGACGCCGATTCGTTTTGTCTCAGTGCAAAACTTCCAAACTATCTGTATGCAAATCCGGATGTGATTTGGTCGAACGAAGTCGCCGATTTGAATCCTGCGCCATCGCTGCTTCCGAAATTGGCGTTGCAACCTCCGTATTTTCTTTCTCGAAAAACTATCGAAGGAATGCTTCGGACATGGGATCATCTGCCAACATCATATTACGCGGGCGCAGACCCGGCCAATGGATGCCCGGTCCCGACATCGTGTATCGATCATGTCATGTTGCAGGCCGCAGAGGGTAGCGGGTATCCGCACCACAGTTTTCGGGACGGTGCAAGTTTTGAGACGGAAAGCGCCGTAGGTCTGAGCACCATGGTTGATCTCGTTCAAAACCATGGCAGGATTTTTATTCACTCCGTCAAAACCCGACCGGTTATGGAGCGTCTCGTCTCTGCGCGGGCGCAATGGGCGCGCGAAAATCGAGGTTGATGATTTCGGTCGGACGAGTGACCACTTTATGAGCCCTACGCCCGGCTGGCTCCCCGGGAAGTGCCTAAGCGCTGTTTGGCCACAGCGAGAGAAAATCAAAGTCTTTGAAGCGGACAGGTTGCTTCACCGAATTTGAGACCCGGACAACGGTCTCTCGTTAGTTAAACGCCCAAACATTATGGCTTTTTTCTGTGATGATCCCAGTGCGATTTCCGACATCGCCAGTAAGGATACAAATCGTATCGTCGGCACCATCGCGAAGGCTCTCGCGGCTAATTCCGTATACATGAACGTCATTGGCGGCGGGGTTTTCCCTTCCGGCGTGTCTGATGCTATCCGGTCGGTTGTCCAAATGCAGGCGGCTCCCGGCGATTCGCTTGCCATTCCGACCTTTGTTTGTGATACCGAAATCTGCGGTCAGACCGGCATTCAGGACTTGACGGATACCGTCGAGTTTACCCTCCGGCTGGAAAGCTTCCGTGGTCGGGGTCCCAATATTTGCGTGAAGAAAGGTTACGCGGCTTTCAAGGGGTCCTACGTCATGGCGGAGGATTCGCTCAAGAAACTCGTGACCCAGTATATTAACTCCGACATTCGCGCTCAGTTGTATCTGCGCTCGGCGTCGAAGTTTACTGCGAACGCGAATTACGATTTCGATTCGCTGTTCACCGGTGGTCTCGAAACCGATCTCGGCGTGAAGTTCGCTCCGCTGTTGCCGACCGGTCCGATGACCTTCAAGGCGCTGCATTACATCGCCCGTTACCTCAAAGAAGTTCTGTTCGGCGAATGGTATTCGCAGGATAAGGGCATGCCTCATTTTCGCTTCATCGGCGGAGCCGATCAGGTCGAATATTTTCGTTCCGAAGTCGGGGTTCAAAACATCATGATTGCGTTGACGACCGGCGGATACAAACTTGGTGAGCAATCACTGACTGCGTATTCGTTCGAACAGTCTCCGGCCTACCGTGGTATCGCTTTTGGTGTCGATCAACGGCCTTTGCGTGCGACAGGCTTCAAGGCCGACGGCACCCTTAATCTCGTCGACCCCGTCACCATCGTTAGCAACCCGGCGCGCAACACCGCGTTTGCCAAACCTAATCCGGCTTGGTTGAATGCCGATTACGAAGTCGGCGTGCTTATCGCGGACGGCAGCTTTGAACGCCTCGTGCCGGAAAAGTATGTCGGCGAAGGTTCGTTCAAATTCGCGCCTCAGCTTCACATGGGAGAGTTGGAATGGCATTACATTCTCGACAATGAATGTAATCAGTGGGGAGATTTCGGCTGGCATAAGTATCAGATTACTCGTGCTTACCGGCCTCTGCGTCCTCAGCACATTATTCCGATTCTGTATAAGCGCTGCAAAGCTGACCTCGGCCTCATCGCTTGTGCGGATTCTAGCTCGTCCAGCTTCTCCGGCTCGGATAGCTTCACGAACATCGGGGTTTGCGGCGACGATGAGCATCCCGTGATTCACTAACCGTCCAAACTCTTAACATAGGGGGAGAGTTTGACACAAAGGGCGGGTTGGGAAACCAGCCCGCCCTTTTTTGTTACAAAAATAAATTTTTGAGTTATGGCCGATGATCCCAATACAGATTTCAAAACGGGCGACAACGAGTATAATATTTTTCGGAAGATACTCGCGCGTCTTAACCTCGGCATCACTACATCCGGAGGCGGAGGCGGTGGGGGAGGCGGCGGAGCCGTCACCGTTGCCGATGGCGCAGACGTAACTCAAGGCGCGAAAGCGGACGCCGCCGCAACGGATTCAACTTCCGCGTGGTCGGTCGTCTCTGTTCTGAAGGGAATTTTTGCCAAGCTTGCAGGAACGTTGACGGCTACACTCACGGGCGCACTTCCGGCAGGCACGAATGTTATCGGACACGTTATCGCCGATTCTGGTTCGACCACGGCGGTAACTGGGAACGTCGCGGTTACAAACGCGGGTTTGACTAATCTCGATGTTGCACTTTCGACCCGGCTTAAGCCTGCGGATACTCTCGCCGCTGTTACGGCGGTGACTTCGATCACGAATCCGGTTGCGGTAACGAACGCCGGGCTCACTAATATCGACGTAGCGCTTTCGACTCGACTCAAACCGGCGGATACTTTGGCGGCTGTTACTACGGTCGGAACGGTGTCGGCTCTGACAACCGGCAACGTCGGCGGATTTACTACGGTCATCAAAGACGCGACTGTCGTATCCACTTCTCCGGCATATTCTGCGGGTGACGCGGTCGGCGCAAAACGAACATTGGCGAACGCCGTCCGTTCTGCGGGAACTGGTATTCTGCAAACAGTCGCGATTCTCGACAGATCGAACCAAAAAGCGGCTATGACCGTTTTTATTTTCGACGCCGACCCGACTAATGCCACAATAACCGACAACGCGGCTTTTGTTTTCAGCACCGACGATCTCAAGGTCATTGCGCAAGTAAACATCGCGGCTTCTGATTACGTGACTACGAACAGTAAGGCGTATGCGATTATCTCCGGGTTATCAATTCCGGTCAGGGCCGCAAGTGGAACTAGTTTGTATTGCGCAGTAGTTACGACCGGCACGCCGACGTTTGCGGCAACAACTGACGTTCAGATTGAAGTCGGAATTCTGCAAGACTAATGCCGAATGCCAGTATTAATCGCCGGATTGTAAAGAAGAAATCGATTTCTTCTGTGGTCCAAAGTTGGCTGGCTCGCATCGTAATTAATGGCGGGACTACACCGTCATCTCAAACGATAACGGCGGTAAATACTTTTTACAACACGATTGCCGGTCTCGGCATCGCGTCAAAAATATCGGCACTCTGCATTTTCGTTCCGGACAGCCTAACGGCGGGGATTACTCCGCTCATCAAAACAAACGGCAACGATCCGTGGACGAATCACAATTTCGTTGCCGCAGATTTGAATGCCTACGGATTGAAAGGCAACGGTTCGAATAAATATTTGCAAACCGGAGTGATACCCAGTAGCAGCATTTTGTCTGCGACATCTTGCGGTATTACTATCTACGGCGCTACTCCAAGCGGAAAAGCCGATACCGATTTTGGTTCGAGTGACGGCTCCGGAAATGCGTTGCAGTTGAGTATTTCAAACTCTGATACGACAATCGGCGATTGTCTCAATACAGGATCACAACGGATTTCCGTCTCCAATCCATATTGGACCGGATACTCGTTGCTGACTCGAATCGCAAATAACGATTCCCGGATTTTTCAAGCGAATCCCGTCACCGCGCATGCGCAGCTTGGAAGCACGAATACGGCGACTGGCGGAAGTTTGCCGACCACGGAGGCATACGCTTTTGCGACGAATGGAAATGGGACTCCGCTTGCCTATTCTCATAAAAGAATTCGGCTACTTGCGATTCATCAAGGGCTGTCCTCGACAGAGTCGGCGGCGTTTTACTCCGCGATTGCGACTCTGGATTCGGCTCTGATGGCATCGGCTGCAAATCATGTGCTCGTGACGTCTTGGATTTCGCGAGTTATCGCAAACGGCGGGGCGACTCCGTCGAGCACGACTGTAACCGCGTTGAATACATTTTGTAATACGCTTGATTCAAAATATATCTCGCCATTCATTTGTGCGCTCAATCCAATTGTTCCGGATAATCTCATCGCCGCGACGACACCGTTATTTTTTATTCCGTCGAATGGAAATGATCCGTGGACGAATTCGAATTTCGTATCCGGAGATTTGACTGTCAATGGATTGCTCGGAAACGGAACGACAAAAAAACTTGCGACTGGATTCGTTCCAAGCACAACGTTTACCCCGTCTAGCGGGGGAATGAGTATCTACAATGTGACTGCTTCCGGCGGGGGAACGGAACAGGACATGGGAGAAAACAACGATGCAAATAACTGTATTCAGTTACACATCGATGTCGCCGGAAATGCAATTTGCGATTGTTATAACGATTCGGGAGCCCGCATTTCCGCCGCGAATAGCGGATGGAAGGGTTACTTGAACATGAGCAAGACCGCGTCTAACGTGTTCAAGCTTTACAAGGCCAATTCTACTACCGCGCACGCTCAGCTAGGTTCAACCAATACTAATTCCTCCGGCGCTCCCGGCACAATTGAAATATATTGTTTCGCGCGAAACAACGGTTCCGGCGGAACTTCATTTTCGACCAAACGATTGTCCTTTTCGGCCATTCATTTCGGCCTGACGAGCCAGCAATCTAGTGATTTTTTCAACGCCGTCCAACAGTTGCGGACTGATTTGGGCGGAGGAAATATATGATTACGTTAATAACCAACAAGCCCTTTGTGGGGTATATCGGAGCGACCGTGGGATTTTTCTCCGGTTTGCTGACTATTTTAAAAGTATTAACCCCTATTCTCGGTTTTGCGGGTGCTCTCTTCGGCGCGGCTGCTGGATTGATTACCATGTTACTGAAATTTCGAGAGTGGAAAGAAAAGAACAGACAATGAAAAAATTATTCGCCCTTGTTTCCCTGATTGCGCTGACTGGTTGCGCGTATTTTCCGCTTCGGCCCGGTATCGGAACGATTACCGCAAATGGGGCCTATGTCCGGCAATCTCAAAATCCTCAGCAAGCCAGCACTCAAGAATTTGAAAAAACCACGGAATTTATTCCGACGAATGGCGTCGGTGTTGTTCGGACGCACGAACACGGCAAGACTTATATAGGCGCGGCTCAGAAGGATACCGCCCGAGAAGTCGGAGCGAAACTCGCTTCTCTGTCGATTGTGGTCTGGGTCGGACTCGCGCTTGCGATTTTCGGCGCGGCCAGTTTTGTGTATCCTCCGATCAAAATTCTCGTCGGCGGGAGCGTGACTACCAGTGCTGTTTTGACTGCGTCGGGAGTCGCGCTGATTGCGTTGCCGTCACTACTCGTCGGCCATGAGTTACTAATTCTTTCTGTTGGGCTAGGCGCTGCCGGTCTTTACTGGTTCGCGCACCGGCACGGCGGGCTTGCCGGAGCGTTGGCGGCGGCGAAAGCGGACCTTGAGAAACTCAATCCTCCGAAGCAATAATTTTTATGCCCTGCGCCAATTGCGGACACGATCACGATCACAGGAATCCTCTCGATTCCTGTAGTCGAAGTTTTGACGCTTGTCAAAATCCCTGCGGCGTTGGGCCGAAGAATACGGCCAAGTGTGAATCGCTTCCGTCCCAAATTCAGAATTTCACACTTCAGTTTTTTGGAACCGTAGTCAAGACGGAAGTCGACGGACTCGTTACGTGGTCGTTGCCCTGTGGGCTAGATGTCGGATTGCCGAACAATCCTCGCGGAATCGATGAAGGACTCGCGTGCTATTTTCTCCGGTTATTTCACGATGGAATCGTGGGATTAACCGGACCGCAAGGCGCGCCGGGCGCGAATGGTGCCAACGGAAATAATGCGTTCACGGTGACTTTGCGCGGGTTTACTCAGCCTACGATTGCTTCGCCTATCGTTCAAGTAGTTACTCAGTTCAACCCCGCGATTATCGCCGGGATTTATGTGTATATCACGAATTCCGGATGGTATCAAATTTTGGAGACGGATGGAAACGGAACTCTGCTTCTCGCGTTGGTAAAGTCTGCGGATTCTCCGGCGAATTTTATCGTAGCCGGAAAGCTTGTCGTGCCGTCGGGGTTCCCCGGCGCGAGTATTCAGGGCGGTCCCGGTCCGCAAGGTCCGCAGGGTCCACAGGGCGGTCCCGGTGAAGACTTCACCAAAACGAACGGTCAATTTTTTACGCAAGTCGGAGTTGATTTTTCACTTCCGATTACCTACACGCAAATCGATTATGCGAATGCGGCCCCGGCAGTAACGCTGCCCGCCGCCGGAACGTATCTCGTGACGGTTAATGTAGGATTCGCGGGTTCTGGTTCAGTTGCAGTGACGGATGAAGCCTCATTCAAACTTTTTAATCTTAATCTGAGCGCCGATATTCCGGGATCGGAACAATCTATGACCGGTTTAAGTGCCGCCGGTCAGAAACGAACTATTGCAATCTCGGTTCAGGTTCAGACCGATGCTCCGAATCAGACGGTTGCTCTTTTTGGCAAGGGTTCCAATGCCAGTGTGTTTACGGCGACGGCTTTGAGAACCACGATTACGTATACTCGAATCTCGTGAGTTGTTCTTCGAACACTGGAAAGGATAATTGCGCGCTCCCGGTAATTCGGGATGAAGCGCATGTTGTCGTCCACGATTGTAAGACCGAAAAGGGAGGAACAAAAACGGTCGGGGCTCCGGAATATGTATTAGTAGTCCGGAATCCGGAGAATGGGACTGATTTTTTGCCGGGAAGTTGAGAAATGCCTGACTATTATAAGTATGAAAGAACTCGATCTTGAGATAACGGATAAGTATGGACCAATCGGCACGGTTCCAGCTTCGGATTCCGGCAGTGCAAAATATTATCCTACGCTTCACTTGGAAGGTTCAGAGTTAGACTTTCCGGAGGATGGGACGGTCACTTTCGAGTTTAGCGTTAAGCGCCGGACGGAATCAAAAAATTCGGATGGCTCGGAGCGATGCGAATACGATCTTGAGATTCGAAAACTGAAATCGGTTAAAGCTGCCCCCGGCGAGAAAGACGAGCAACCGTATAAGCGTGACACCAGCGCAGAGGATGCGCTTGACCGGTTGATGAAGGAAAGAGAAGCCGAAGGTTCTGACGATGAGGGAGATGAATATTGATTTATGTTCAGAGTTGATGACGTATACGATGAGGCGAAAAAAATCATCGGGGTTTGTGATGACGCCAAATTATTCCGATGGCTCGGGGATTCTGTTACGCTCATCTCGAATAAGTGCGATTTGGAGGGGTGGAAAGGGTATCTCGATATTTGTTCTCAAGGATGTTCTTGCGCAGACCACACTACTTGCAATAATCCTGCTGGTTGCGGTCGGCGTTGCATCGCTCTCCCGAGGGAAGTTGAAACGGTCATCGGCGTCAACATTGGAGGGCAACCCGTTCTCGGTCGAGACCAGCTTTTTTCCTTCCATCTGAACGGCCCCGGCGATTGTCGGACCGCTTGCGAATGGGCATGGAATGATAAGGGAAATTTTCACTGCACCTATCGGGATTTGATTCATCCCGCAAAACTCGTCGCGTATTTGCAAAACCCCGGAGATTCCGGAAAGGAATTAACCATTCTCGGCTATGACAAAGCCGGAAATGTGTTACGGAGATTTGAAAATGGCGTGTGGAAAAACGGATACCGAGTGCCGACAATTTACGGATACGCAATACCCGATGAGGGCGCGCCGGAGATTGCTCGAATTACTGGATTGTATAAAGAACCGACTATCGGAAGCGTTCGGCTCTCAACAATTGACGATTCCGGATCGACGGGAACGTTGCTATCGATTTTGGAGCCCGACGAAATTTTGCCTCAGTATCGTCGGATTCAAGTCAATCGAAGTTGTAACTGGGTCCGAATCGCATATCGGAAAAGTGACCCGACTTTTCATTCTCGGTTTGACCACGTTCCGTTGAAATCCCGCGTAGCCTTTTTGTTAGCAGTTCAGGCGCGTAAATCATATAGTGAACTTCAAATGGAAGTGGCGCACGGGTATGAAGCCGACGCGGCTCGACTTGAGATCGAGGCACAAGAAATTCGGGAGGCTCCGGTCTACATGCCCGTTCAAGTTATCGATCTTTCTAATCCACGTAACAAGTTCGATTACGATATAAGATAAATGCCTTACGCTGATTCTAAAAAAAGAAAAGCGTATCAGGCCGCATATCGAATACGCAACAAAGAAAAGCTTAGAACCAAAAAGAAAATTTGGGTTAAAAAGAATTGGAAGACTTTATACGCTAAGATGCGGGAGTATCGCCGATATAACATCGATAAAATTCGATGCATTTCCAGACAGTGGGCAGCGCGTCAGCCGAAGGAGGTAATGGCTCGAAAGATGAGAATATGGAGAGCCGATAATCTAGAACATGTCCGAAATACTCGAAGAATATGGGAACGTAGAGCATACAAAACTCGATTAGAATTTCGGTTAGGAAAAAATTTGCGAGGTAGAATAAAAGATGCTCTAAAACGTAAATATAATAAATTCGGAACCTTGTATGAATTAATCGGATGTTCAATTCCCGAATTTAAAGAACATATTTCGAAAAAATTTCTTCCGGGCATGACGTGGAAAAATCACGGTCTGTGGCATCTGGATCATATCCTACCGTGCGCTTTTTTCGACCTGAGCCAGCCGGACCAACAAAGGAAATGTTTTCATTTCTCTAATCAACAGCCGTTGTGGAAACTTGATAACCTTGAGAAGGGGGCAAAGGTTTAATCATGCCCGGCGCACAACGTTTAATTGATTACGACGGAACGTTCTTTAGGGGGATGAAGTCGGACTCCGACCCCGGTCAACTTCCTCTTGGGTATTACTACTCCGGAATAAACACGATCAACCTCGGAGGAACGATTTCTTGCCGACCGGGGTATCGATGCCTCGTCTCTTTCCCTAAAGGCAATCTTCAGGGTTGCGCAATCTTTCGTCCCCAAGTCGGCCTTGAGCAGGCCATGGTTGCTATCGACGGTGTAATCTACGTTGCGGAATGGCCATTTCTCGAATTCCGAATTTTGCCGAACGTGCAATTTTCTCCGTATGCGAGGCAAATCTACTGGCAACTCGCGACCCAATCCGCCCGACGAATTACGGACGACTTCGCCTCCGCTATCGAAGTCATTCCGCCACGCACCGTCATGTTCATGCAGGATGGGGGGTCGACCGCGCCCGCGTGGTATGATGGTTCGCAGTCGGACCACATCCGAGGAAAAGAATTTGAAACACCAGTCGGAGGACCGATGCAATGGGTCGGAGATCGCCTCTGGATCGGAGTCGGAAACCAAGTCTTTGCCTCCGACATAGCCAATCCGTTTAGTTTTCGAGAGCAGAATTATCTCGGTGGTAACACGTCATTTTATTTCTCGGACGATGTGACGGCGATGATAAAGACTCCGAGTATTGAGTCCCCGCAGTTAATGGTCTGCACAGAATCAAATGCCTCGATATTGCAAGCGAATATCCGAGACCGTGCCGCGTGGACGAATACAGATGGATTTCAAACGGAAATCTTGCAAATCGGATGCCCATCCAATCGAGGCATCATTTCTCATTACGGGAGAGTAGTGTGGTTTTCTCCGCAAGGGTTAGTATTTTTCGATCCCGCGACGTCTGGAAAACTGACCACGAGAATGCCGGTCCGGGATAATGAAATGTTGATCAGCAAGGTAAAACTTAGCGAGGACCTGACGGGCGTTGCCCTCGGGGCCTTCGGTCAATTTCTGCTATCCAGCGTTCCGGCGGAAGACAGCTTTAACAAACATACGTGGGTCCTCAATCACGCCAGTTTGCAAACTCTCGAAGATGATTCCGGTCCATCGTGGGCCTCATGGTGGTTAGGCACTCGTCCGGTTGAATGGATGTTCGGCGAAATCGCCGGAACGGAGAGAATTTTTCACGTCAGCGCTGATGAAGACGGAATTAATCGTCTTTGGGAAGCTTTCATTCCGAATCGCCTCGACAACGGTTGCCCGATTACATGGGCGGTCGAGACGCGCGGATACTTCGGTCAAACCAATCAAGCGAACAAGCCGCCCGGCGCGCGTGTCCGGCTCGCGTGGACTGACATTGCGATGTCAGGCATCGAAGAAAATCTCAATCTCGGAATATTTTATGCGCCCGGGGCTCGTGGTTCTTATATCCCGATTTTCAACAAATTGATCTCGGTCGAAAAAGGAAGTCTTGCGTTCGATGTTCCGATTGAAGCAACGACTAGTTTGTTTGCGTTTAAACCACAATCTCGACTTGCGCGAACGGAAGACGCCAATCAGCAAAGCACCGATACTCAGACTGGGTCTTGCGGAATTGAGAGCGCCGATAACGATGGAATTGATGAGAGTTTTCAGCTTCTCATCGTTGGTCACGGCCCGGCAACTATTCGATGGATTCGTCCGTTCGCCTTCACTGTGCCGGAAAATAATTCAGGTGACGCAGAAGCATGTCAAAATGAAGACCCTTTCAATACAATTCGATTCGACGGGGTTGGCGTTCGAGATACCGATTTACCTGCGGCCACAATTGAACTTGCGACCAAGTCCCTTGCGTATTACACCGCGAATAAAACGGCGGTTGTCGAACAAGGAGGGCTATCCGCCGTCGGAGTCGGATTCGCGCAAAGCGTCGTGTCGCAAGAAGCCGCCGACCGGGTAGCCGGTATCATCGCCGTAAAGCAAGCGGAATCGGAACTTCGCCGGGATTTACCGCCGATTATTTCTGCCGGTGAGGTGATAGAGTGAACACGGTAATCGATACACTTTTTCTACGTCGACCGAAGATTGATTATTTGTCTCCTCCGGTGTGCGAGGCGATCTTTTCAAATTCTGGGTCTCCGGTCATCATTCTACCGGATATTGCGCATACTCCCGGACCGACCGGACTCGTCATCGGCGGACGTGGAAAATTCACCTTGCGATGGAATGCGTATCCGGGCGCGTTGTGTTATAACGTATATTCTCAAATCAATTTTGATTTTAGTCTGGCATGCTCGGACCAACATGTCATTGCCGCAGGCGCGCAATACGCGATTCTCGCAGAATGCCAACAGGGCACGTCCATCGACTTGCCGCAACCCGGATGTTATCGCATCACGGCGATTACCCCGGACGGCGAATCCGAATTAAGCGCCGCAGTTTGCACTTGTGATTGTCCGAATTGTGTGTGTCCCGATGGAACGACTTTTTATCCGGACTTTAACGAGTGCCTTTGCTCACCTCAATCATGCCCCTCCGGACAAGTGTGGGACCCGATTATTTGTGAATGTGTCGGTTGTGGGTCTCAACATTGCCCGCCAAGCTTTTTTCCGGACCCATTGAATCCGTGCAACTGTGTTACGGGCGGAGGTGGTCCGGTTCAGGTTTGTAACCAAGAGCAGACGGCGACGTGTCCCGAGGGTGAGACCGGCGATCCGGTTACAATTCCGGCGGGAACTTTTTGCACGATGGCCCCCAATCGATTACCGGATACGATTGCAGCGGCTCAGGCCGCGATGAATGCCGAAGCGTTAGCTGCTGCGCAAGATGAGTTAGTTTGCACTCCGAATTCCGGGTATAAAATTTGTCAGTGGCCGGAAAAACGAGATCAAATCACGTTTTCTTTGTGTGACCCATCGGTTGCGCCGGAATGGAACGGGGTATTCGATAAGCAATCAACGTGGATGCAGGGACCCCTTTGGTATTTTACCGGACAATCGATTCTCGGTAACAGCGTTGCGGCGGACGAAGCCCCGGATTATCCCGGAGGCGATTGGCAGGATAACGATTGCTTTGCGCAACTTTTCTTCAATGCAGCGTCGCATAATTGGCATCTATGGATAGTTTGCACGAACTGCCCGGCTCCCGGATATGCGTGGGAAGGTGTGTTGGCGCAAGATGATCCGAACAATGCTGCCGGGGTATACACTAATGTTGCGCCCGGAACCGGTCCGGATACGATGACAGTCGTTCCGATTTCTGGAACGTGTTGCGCGGATTGGAATACGCTCTCGTGGACTGCTCCGTCTTATTCACTCGGAACCGGCTCGACTGCGTCGGCCACAGTCGCAAACAATGGCGGGCACATGCAGGCATTTGACCCGCCGGGATTCTCCGGTGCCGCAATTCGTGACGCGGTCGGTAGCATGCATTATACCGGTCCGGGATGCGATTGTAATTTGCACGTAACGATAAATCAATGGGATGGAAATGGTCTATCGTTTATGAATATCGCAATCCTCATCCGTCAAGACGGTGTGGATATGCTGTCGTTTATCAAAAACCAAGTTGATATTCCGCCGGGGACCCCGGGTCCGATTGTGTTCGATACTCCGTTTACTATTAACGGCGGAACGAATTCCCTCATTGAAGTGCTCGGTGCAGGCGCGCTCGGAACATGGCTGAATGCGACCGCCGGAGCCGGGGCCAATGTTACGATTAACTTCGACTTCAGTATAGCACCGCAATGATTTTTGGATGACTATTTAGAGTAATTCTATGAGCCTGAAAGCCACAAATTTATATATCTCGATGTCGCAAATCCCGGCGACGTTCAAAGGAACGCCGCAGGATTTCGCCGCCGCGATGGTGTCGCGCATGAAGATTCTGTCTCCGAACGGGGCCAATTTTATCTTCATCGGTGACGTTGAACCGACGAGCAATGTAGGCCCATGGTTGCGCGGAGGGACGAAATGGTATGTCTGGGATGATACCATCAAACGATACGTTCCCCTCGATATATCCGACTCAGAAACGAAATGGTTTTGGATTGGAAGTTCAACTCCGACCAGCACTCCTCCGCAAGTCTGGTTGCGGACGACCAAAGACGCGACGGACCAAGACCCGAGTCATGGAGACCCGGTGGGGTGGTATGTATTCGATGGAACTAACTGGGTTGCGTTCAACAGCGTCGTCATGTCTGGTCCGACCGCGAGCCGACCGGTTAATCCGGTTGAGTTTCAGCAATTCTACGATTCCGACATCGGCGTGCTAATTTGGTTCGAGCGAGGCGAATGGCGAACAGTCGCCGGAGTGCCGGGAGACGTCAAGTTTGTTGCCTACGAACAATTGAGCGATGCGTTGAGATTCAATCCCGGATGGGAAGTTTTCGGAAGCACGAATCAGTCGTGGCGCGGTCGGCTCATCGTTCAAGCGGCCAAAGATGCCGGGGCATCACCGGTTACGGTTTTGAGCGTTGGTCCGGGAATCACACCTCGCGGTGCATTCGAGACCTTCGGCGAGGATTCCGGCATCAAAGTAGATAATACGTCTACGTTGAAATACCCCGGAACTATCGGTCTTTGGACTCTCGTTAAGAACTAAAAACGGGTGACTATTAACGGATGGGATACTCAGTTCGACGATTGCGAATGAAAGAATTTGGCCCGGTCATGGCAGAGATTTGGAAGACTTGGGGAGACACAGTGTCATACCCCGGCGGTCCGATTTCGCCTTTATTTCTGATTGAGTCTTTTCAGAAACTCATCGACAACGGGACTGGCCGGGCATACGGACTTTTTTCGCAGGATTATCCTGCCGGAATATTGCTGGGAATGTTGGTTCCGGACATGATGACGGGACGGTTGCAGGGCGTGGAATATCTTTGGGCGGTTGATCCGGCTCATCGCGGAATTCCATCGTTGCAGCTACTCAGACGGTTCGAGCAGGATTGCGCGGACTCTCATTGCGAGGGCATCGTTGCCGGGTTCCGGGACAGATCGAATGACCTTGAAAAGATTTACGACCGTCGGGGATATGTTCCTTACGGAAAATCTTTTTTCAAGGCGCTATAATTTATGGGTGAGATTTTTTCAGCCGCCGGTCAAGTAGGAGCCGCCGAAATTTCGGCTGAAGCCAGTCGCGAAGCTACGCAAATGCAGCTTGATGCCCTCGCGCGTCAGAGGCAGTTTGTTTATCAGAATCTCGATCCTAGCCTTATCGGCCCTATGGCTTCTGCCGCCGACGCGACCAATGCCGCAAACCGGCTCGCGTTACAAGGCCAGCTTGATCCCGCTTTACTGGCTCAACGATACGCCGCAGAAAACGCAATCGGAAATGCCTCCGGTCAAATTGGCGTTGATTCCGGGAAGATTTCTCAGCAGGCGATAAACGAAGCTACGGCATCCGGCCCGGCGATGACGGCGGCTAAGAACCGTTTGATTGACGCCGCAAATCAGCAACTCAACCTCGGGGCGTCGCTGCCTCCGGACGTGCAAGCGGAATTGGTCAAAGCCGGTTTGGAAAAAACCGGCATGGTGACTCAGCGCGCCGGTGGTCAAGGTGTCGGCGGAAATGTGTTGAGAACCATTCTCGGGACCGCCGGAATTCAGTTACAGCAACAGCGACAGCAGCAGGCTTCTGGCTTGCTCACCGCTGCGCAGAATCTTGATACTCAGCGACAGAATATTTTGCAGAGCCTTTTTCCAAGTCTCGCGAATACGCAACTTAAAAATCTCGCCGGTCAGCAAGGGGTATTGCAGCAATCAAATAGTATGTTGCCCGGAGGTGGGCTCAGCGGAACCGATGTTGCTAATCTCTGGCTTGCGCGCGTCGGTGCGACTAATCAACTCGCGTCGAATGCCGCGAACGTCGCCGCTCAGGGAACGATGGCACAAGGAAACGCTTTTGCGAACGCCCTCGGAGCAATTGGCGGAGGTCTGGGCGGCGCATATAACAACGGGACTCTCGGTAGTGTAGGCCGGACGGTGTCCGGATGGTTTTCGTCTCCGTCCTCGTCCTATGGCAATTCCCCCGATTACAACGGACTCGGAGATTACGCAGGAGAATAAAATATGCCGGTCAATACAATTAATGGATGGACGAGCATGGGGCTGAGCCCTTCATATTCAGTTCTAGCGTCGATTTTGCATAGTGCTGGCGGGACACCGACGCAAGCCGCAACTCCGGCCCCGGCCTCGACGAGCACATCGGCTCCGAAAAATATTCTGCCCGGGGTAACGCCGATGCCCAAAAATCCCTATGGCGGCGGATTTGCCGGAGGCGCGACGTATGGCACAGGTTCACTTATTCCGAATGGCCGGTCTCCAATTAATTCTGCGTTGAACCCGCAGGAAGCTTATTCCCAGTATTTGCAAAACCGTGCAATTTTGGAAGGTTCGACACCGCAACAGAGCGCGTATAATATCGCGGTGTATCAACATCAGCTTTTGAATGACGCGGACCCCAGCGGAATTTGGAGAAATCCGGACGCGGGTCAGATTGGTCGGCCTCAAGATGCTTTTTTGCAGCAGCAGCAATTTCAATCTGATCTTGCAACGCGCATGTTTAATACTGCGTCACCTTATTCTTATGCTCAAGGTGTCGCTCCGGCGAACGCTCCGGCTCCTCCGCCTCGTAGCACCGGATATTCATCCGGGTGGACTCCCGCAGGTGGTGGGTTCGGATTTGGCGGCGGTGGATTCGGTTACTAAGGAAATTTATGGCATACGGCGAAACAATCGGCGCTCTCGATCACATCGCGAATCATCTCAATGCGGCTCCGCCTAATCCGGCGCTTGCGCGGATAACGGACCACATGAACCGGACTCAAATCGCGATGGATAAAAACCATCAATCGATTATCGGAGCATTGCAGCATCCGAATTATAACGAGGACCATGTCAACGAATTGCTTGAGGCGCAACAGCGGCACAAGCACAACATGGAATACCTGAAAAAACTTCACGGTCATCTCAGCGGCGGAAAAGCGTAAAAAATTTTATGCCCGGATTTGGTTCTGAATCTCAAACTCCTTTGTCGGCGGGGCTATCGGCTCAGCCTCTTGTTACTCCAATCACACCGGCAGCGACGCCGGACGCGGTTGCTAAGCTAACAGAAGCTTTTCGTTCCGGTCTGATTACGTCTCAAGACATTATCGACCGAATCGGACCGCTCGGCGCAAGCAAACGAAAAGCAGAAATTCAACTCGCGAACGAAGTAACTCAACCGGCATCGGTTGATGCACGATTACAGGCGTATAAAGCGGCCTCGGAACAAGCGCGATTGCAGCAGTTGCAGGGAGCCGCCGGAATCGGACTCGTCGAACCGGAATCCAATCTCAAGGCGTCTCAAATCGCCGCAGCGCAATCGCTGGTTGAGCCTCAGCGGGAGCTAACGGCACAACAATTGTCCCTTGCGGCGAAGTATATGTATCCGCAAGCGGTGCTGGGTCTCGTTCAGCAACGACTCAAGCCGGTCAAGACCGTTGAGCGTATCAATCCGGACGGAACAAAATTTTCTCAGGATTACAACGACATCGGCGAAGATATTACCCCGGGGTCTCCGGCGCACAAGTTTTTGACGGATACGGCGAAGAATGTTTTCAACATGTCGCCCGGGACGGCGGCGCTCGTTCCTCCGGCTTCGGCGGCTACTCCGGATGTCACCCCGGGAGTCACCCCGGATGTGACCCCGAAAAATGAGGTGGTGCCTGCGACTGCGCCGACTATTCCCGTAGACAATACTGGATACACTCCGGGTATGGGAATTCAAACCGGGTTGTCAAAGGATTACCAAACTCCTGCCGAAATCGGCTCAGACTTGCGAAAACAGGATGCTTACTCTCTTTGGGACAAACAGCAGGCCCCCGCAAACAGTTTCAAAACGAGCGCGCAGGAAATCCTCAACATTCCAGAGAAAGACCAGCTTTCCGGAAAGGCCAAAATGAACGCGCTTGATTTGAGTCTCGCGGAAAACATTATCAAAATGTATGATCCCGGCGCAGCGATTCGAGAATTCAAATGGGATAAACTTGCCGAAGGTCAGCCGTATACAGAAAAACTTCGTAACTTCAAAGCGGAAGTTCAGCGGACCGGAACGTTGACTCCGGAAAGCCGGAAACGCCTGATTGCGCTTGGGTATGATACCCTAGCGGCGTCCGATGCTGCGGCGTTGCCCCACATTCAACTTGCGGCAACCCGGGCTCAGGCTACCGGTAAACCCTTGGAATCGGTCCTCAATCCTCGGGAATTGAGTTTGCTGCGCAATGGACCGGTAAAACCTCCTGCCGGAGTCGCTTCCGGCGCAGCGCAACTACCGCCGGGCGGGAAACTCGTCAATATCCCCGGTCGAGGGACTGGGATGCTGTATCCCGGCGGAATTTTCATACCCCAATAACTCGGTTTCCCTGACTATTAGGGGATGCCCGACGCTATTCAATTAACCCCTGCGGAAGTCGCCGCCGCGCAACCGGTAGAACCTCCGGCGGGCACAGTTCAATTAACCCCAGAAGAGGTTGCGAGCGCTCAACCCGCAGCGCTAGATGTCTTCAAAGAGTTGAGCCCGGAACAGCTTGTCGAATTGCAAAAACAGTCTCCGGAAGATTTCAATATCGTCAATCAATTTATTTCGCGTCCGGACTTACATTCCGATGCCAGCATCAAACAAAAAGTAGCCGATGCTTTCGATCTCGCGTCTCAAACTCCGCTGTTAGATACGCTAGCCCCCGGAAATACGGTCGGAGAGCGCGCCGTCTCCGCACTCAAAACCGGTGGTAAAGGTGTGCTCGGAATCGTGAAAGGCGCGGGCAAAACGGCTTTCAATCTCGCGCAAGCCGGAGCCACGATGACTCTCGCGCCGCTCGCGCCGCTCGTCGGAACAACGGTCAAAGATGTTCAAGACCAAGCATTGCGGAACCTCGCGGAACAGGGCATCGCGATTGAAAAAGGAGCCCAAGAAAATATAGGACTCGCAAACGCGGTTGCCAAAACTGCGGCCAGAAAAGTCTTTCCCGGAACAACTCCGGAATCCCGAGTTTCTGCGCTCGATGAAGAAATCGCAAAACGTCAACAGATGGCGGAAACCCTCGCAGGCCGGGGGCCGATTGAGCAATCTCTGCATACGTTAGCGCCGCAAGTATTTCCTGCTCCTACGGGCGAAATTGCGCCCGGCGTGTCTGTTCGTCCGGAAAATGTCGAGGGACTTCTCGATCCTGCCTCCTTCGCGCTGCAAACTACCGCGTTCGGCCTTCCGGGTAAAGTCATTCCCGGCGCTGCGAAAGCTGCGATTGCCGAAGGCGCTGCACGCGTAGGTCAGGCAGCGGCGGCGGGCGTGGGGCGAGCAATTACCGGAGCCGGGGTGCTGTCTGAACTGGGCGGAAAAGCTTTGAAAGTTGCCTCACCGATTGTCAAACCGATTGCCGCAACTGTCGGCGCGGTGAAAGGATTAGAGCACGGCGGACCGGTCGGAGCTATTGCCGGTCTTGCACTCGGAGAACGGGCAGGCGCGGCCTCACAAGCTGCGGCGGAAACAATTCAAAAGGCCGGACAATCGGTTGCCGATCTCGGTCGTCAGATTTCCGGCGTCAAAACGATTACGTCTCCATACGCTCAACTAGCACGAGACGTGATACAATCGACGCCGAACGCTGCCGTCCATACTGCCGCCGGTGCGGCGTATGATCTAGGACTGGCCGCAGCGACATCCGGAGAAGCACCAGAAAATCGAGCCTCACTCGGTATCGGAACTTTTCTCGGAGCCGCAGGCGGTGCACTTGGTGTTGGCACTCGTGCGTTGAGTGGTCAACTTATTGGACCAAGAGAATATGGAGTCGGAACTAGGATTCCTTCTTCTGGCAATTTTCCTGCGCTCGACGCGATGCACAACGACGCGATGAAAACTGCTGCGCCCGGAATCGTTGCCCGGCTCAATGCGATTCGATCATTCGCGAATGGAGCGGCCCCGGATACCGATGTTTTTCTCGGAACGCAAGATAGCACGGCGAACGCGTTGAAGTCGATGGGGGTCAATGAAAATACCGCCGCGAAATTCGCGGAGCAAAAGGGATTTTTCACAACCGATCTCATTGGCAAGGATGGCAAACCACACCGCGTCGTCGTGGTCCGTGACGTGGATAGCGCGCCACACGAGGCATTGCATGCGGTTCAAGATGTTCTCGGCGAATCGGCGAATCAGCGTATCGACCAAATTGTTGCCGAAAATTATACTCCGGAGGAACGAGCGGCAATCGGTCAACAGTATGCTCGACGAATCTCCGGACCCGGAGACACCCGTCCTTGGCAAGACATCGTTCTGGACGAGACTGGCCGGGGCAAGGATGCAGAAGCCGAAAAAGGTTCACCATTGACACCCGCAGAGCGAGCCGCCGAAGCCGACAAATATATCTTGCGCGAAATTGCGGCAGAGAATTTTGACTCAGTGTTTAAACACGCACAAACCGGGAAACCGGCAGTGATTGAGAAACTCGCGAATATTGTCGGTAATGTCGTTACATTACTTGGCGGAAATCCACTTGAGGGCCGCACTAGCGCAACTCAACGAATCCCACTTAAACCAGAAGTAATCGAGGCTGTCAATGAAGCTACAAAAAAAGGACCCAAACCCATTATCACCCCTTCGGGAAATGGTCCGGAGGGCGCGGCGTCAACTAAGGCAGGCGCGATTCCGTCAACGGATGCTGAACGAACTGCCGCCGCTGCCGACGCTGCGAGAATTGCATCAGAGGCACCCGGAGCACCCACGGTTGCCGGAACTGCGTCGCCGCGAGAATTACTAGGCGCGATAGCGGAAGCGATTGCACAACGTTCTGGCGTCAAGATTAACTACTCATCGGCCCCGGAAGAACCGGCAGCGGCAACCACGAGTAATCGGCCAGTCCGGCGCGCGATGATCGAGGCTTTTCGTCAAATGCCCGAGTCTGCTCGCCGTCTTTGGGAGAAGAATTTCTTTCCGGAAAAGGTCCTTAAAACGAAATCCGGGTATCAAGTCCAAGGATGGGCTCCGGAAATTTTTGCGTCGAATGCGCATAAAGTCGGACAGTTTATCGTCGACGTGAATCGAGTCCAGCCCGGGACGATTGATTCTCCGTATGAAATTGATCCAAAGACCCGAAGTTTGAGTCCGGCGGCATGGCAGCAGTTATACACCGACGTTCAAAACTTTGTCTCAAATCAAAAAGCGGGAAAGACCGGAGCCGGTGAATCGCTGGTAATCCCGAAACATTTGATCGAGCAAGGGTTTACGCAACCAGAAAAAGCCGGGACCGGCGGCGCGGCGCTTGAGCAACGAAAAGCCGATTTCATTAATGCTCTTTTCAATCTCAAACTTCCGGAAACGCCGCGAATTACCGGAAACCGATTTCCCGGCGCAGTCGTCGGCGCGGACATCAGCGCAGCGACGAAACCCGGTCGAGTTGAGTTACCGGTTCGGCCTCGGGGGGAATTTACCGGCAAAAAAGCGGAGGCTCTCGGTATCGAAGGTAGGCCAATCGAAGAAGTAAATCCATTTAGAAATGAGTTAGAGCGCGCCGGAGCCGCGACCGGAGTCGGACTTCCGTCGATGATTGAGGCGATTCAGAAATTAGACTTGAATCATATCAAAGAGGTTCAAGTTGCGCCTGAATTGCCGGATTTTAGAGCAAATTCGCTTACTTTACGTGCCGGATTCCAGCCGGATTTTAACCCGGATGAAAAGCCGGAGGCGATTAAGTCGGCAGCGATTCGAGACGAGAATGGAAAAATTTACGCCGCCGATAACCATATCCAAGCGGCATTCGATGCGTTGCAAGAGCGTAATCCGAACGCCAAGGCGCGCAATTTGCTCGACGCTTGGAATTCTCATCATGGATGGGAAGAAGGTTTCGTTACCAATAACGGAGAATTTCTTAATCGAGCCGCGTCTCTCAAACGGGCGACCGATCTCGGACAGTTTAAACCGGCCCCCGGACAGACCAGTCTTGAATCAACTAGGTTTAACGAACAACGAGAACAACGTTTGTCAGGTCAATTTTCTCCTGCGGAAAATATTCAGTCTTTGACGACAATGCCGGATGAGGAGTGGCGGAAACTGAAAGATTATTCTGGGAAATTAGGCGGCGGAGTTTCCGGGTGGGCATTCGATCAAGGAGCAGCAGCGAAAACCCCCGAAGATTTGGCGGCATTTCGATCCGCGTATGAAACTCTGGGCTCCATGGGCCGCGAGGCGATGAAGAATAAAGATTTCAATGCCGCCTCTAATCTTTTTACTAAGTCCCAGCTTGCTCGCGAGGCATACGAAGTTGCGACCGGAGAGCGTATTGACGGCGGTGAAGGAGAACCGGGAAGCCCACGGCTATTGCGTCAAGAAAATCCAGATTTTGTTCCTCCGTTGGCAAAAGAGTCTGTTACCGGACGATTTCAACCGAAAGGCAATAAAGAAGAATGGACGCTCCGCCCCGCTTCTTCCGGATTCAGTAAGGCATGGATTCTGCCGAACGGAAAACCGGTTCAACTCGGAGGCCAATGGCATCACGAATGGTTAGCGGAAAATCCTGACATCCGGAAAGAATACGGAATCAAAAAAGCCAGCCCCACGGAGGACAATTCCCGGGTCGACGCTCTGAAAAAAGGATTCGCACGAATTAATTATGACGCTCGAACCGGCGCGTTGACAGTCGAAGCCCGGCAGCAAGACCTCGACGACTTGCGCCCGAGTATTGCGAAATTTATCGAATCGAATCTTGGCAAGGTTGACAAAGTTCAGTTTTACCTGTTCAATAAGGATGTGAATTTTGTTGAAGATTCTGGAAGCGCAACTTTGTTTGACAAGCCCAAATCGGAGCGAATGGGAGCCATTCCCTTTATTTCCGCGCCGGGGGAGATTACCGAAGTTAGCCCACAGGCAACCGCCGGGGCGCTCAGTGAGCAAGCCGCGCCGGGTGCCGTGCCGAAACGCGGAAAAATTTCGGGCCAATTTCAGCCATATACTCCCCAAACCCAATCCGGGAAAGATTTGGAGAAACGAGGATTCGAATTGAGCCGGAAAGATTATACTACAGAGCTTCGGAATGGAGAGATTCGGACTGACGAAATTCATTTTCAGGTCTACAAAGGAAACGAAAAGATTGCCGCGATTGACTTTTCCATTGGGCCGACTTCGGCCAACGTCGAGCGGGTCCACGTCATTCCCCAATACCAAAAAAAGGGAATCGCGGAAACCCTATATCGAGAGATGGCGACTGAACTACAAGGTCTCGGAATTAAATCAGTCACGGGCTCAACGGTCCACGCGGCACCGGAGAAGATCAGAAATAAACTCTTCGGAACAGAAATCCCGTTTCGCGAATCAGACGACACGACCCCGGAGGGAGAACATTTTTTTCCGATGTCAGTGGATTCGAAAATCTCTCCGTCGGCAAAGTTTCAGCCGTTTGAATCAAAGGATTTCGAATCCGAGTTGTCCAAAATTCGTTCCGGTAAATCCGGCGGTCAGACCTTTGCGCCGGACGGCACCGTCTGGGTTCCCGCAGACACCAAATCCGACATCGTAAGCCTCGCGTCCGTCAATGTGCCGCAGGGCGACTTAACGCCGGAGAATTTCCGCACCGCGATTGCGCCATATGAAGATTTACTCTCCGAGCCCGGCATCGTTGCCGGTGCGTATTCGTTTTCGAAAGACGGAAAACCGACAGTGTCAATTGATATTAACGCCGTCGTGCCGCAAAAGTATCGGGACAATACTTTGAAGTTTGCCAAGGATAATGACCAGCGCGCAATCTTCGATATGGATAAGCTTTCCGATGTTGCTTCCGGAGGCTCTGGAAACACGAAACTCAATTCGGCTGGGGAAATACTCGACGCTCTCGACAATCTTCGGCGCGGAAAACCGGTCGACGTCGACGACATTATTACACAGCATCGTCCTCCGGAGGAATCGCCGACTGAGCAGGCATTACCCGGGTTCGGCAAACTCCCTCTCGGAACTAAACAGTTATCAGAGATGACAAAGGCCGAAGTTGCCAAGCATTATCCGGAAGCCGTCATACCGCGCCGTAAGTTTGAGCCGATTCCTTCAGATGTCCGAAACTCTCCGCTTGCCAAAGAAGCCGGAAATGAGGAAGCCGCAACAGAAGCTTTCGCCCGGCGTCTCGTGGAATTTGCAAAAGAAAATAAGAATACTCTGGAATTCAAACTCGGCGCAAAGTGGTATTCCGAATTCGTTCCGAAGCTCAAAAAGGAATTCGGCGCGGACGCGCAGTTAATGGCGGAATTGCTCGCGGCGACGAGTCCGCAAACGAATGTTCAAGTTAATTATCACTACGCACTCGATGCACTGCAATCACTCAAGGCCGGACGATTCGCAAAACAGATCGCGAAATATAACGAAGGTTTACGCAAACTGTCCGACGATAGCTGGGAACGATGGTATACCGCAGAACGGAAAGCCGGGCGCGCGACCGCAGAGCCGACCGAGGCGGCGTTTCTTGAACATTGGATTGCGCGCAATAACCTCAAGCCTCGTCAGAGTAACGGACAACTTTACGGAACGCACTCAATTCGGCTGTTGCAAGTTTTCGCGCGTCGGTGGATGGACATGAATACCGGTCCGAAGACGAGAACCTTTGTCTCAAACCTTACCGGCACGGGGCATGATGCGACAATCGACGTTTGGGCAGACCGGACTATGCGCCGTCTCGGATATTCCGGATTTGAGCCCCGCTGGCGGATACTTCCGCAAAACGGCGCGCCGGTCTCCGACGCAGATTACCAATTTTCTCAACGAGCGTTTGCCAAAGCTGCGAGGCAACTGGGCATGAAGCCGGATGAGTTACAGGGCGCGCTTTGGTTCGCAGAGAAACAGTTATGGGCGAACGAAGGATGGGGACGGCTTGATCTCGGAAGCTTTGCGAAAGAGATCGCGAAGACAGGACTGATGAAGGCCGCGATTGCCCGGCGGTTAGAAAATACACCGTCACGGCGTAAGGCGGCGCTTGAGCAACCGGCGTTACTCGATATTCAACCAAAAAATGAAAACGAACCTTTCTAAGCTGAGCCCGGAACCAAATCCGGAATTAATCATCGCCGCACCTCTCGCGGTATCGGGAGCCCTCGGCGCGGAATTCTGGGATGAAGTCGCCCGACTGGATTCCCTCTGGGATGAAAAAGTGGATGTAGAACCGCGCCCGGGAACTGACTATTAAAGGAGATTTTATGCCGGACATGCCAATCGATATTCAGCCCAAAGAACAACCTGCGGCTCCCGCTGCACCGACCGCCGATGACGGCTCTGCACCGCCCGCGAGTTTACCCCCGGAACTACTTCACGTCCCGGCGATGCAGGCCCTCGTTGCCGGGAGCCCTCCCGCAATCAGCGCCTCGATCAAGGAATTTGCCTCGAACCCGGTTGCCAAGATGATCGTCGCAAACAAAGACCTGTTGCAACGCGCCGGAATGGGGTTTTATCGCTCGATGTCCGGGGATATTGGGGTAATCTTCAATATGCTGCACGTTCACCCTTCCGATTTGCAAGCCGCAGACAAGGCCGGTAAGCTTGGTGTGCTTGCGCCGCCCTTCGACTCGGTAAACCACGCGGTAGGCAAAAGCGGCCTGAATAACCCTGTGTTGAGCCGGACTGCGGTTCCGAATGGTCCAAAGCCGCCCACGTCGATAGCGCCTCCTAGCGCCCTGCCCGTCGCTAATCCGACTCCTCCTGTGCCTAATCCGGGACCCCCAAAACCAGCCATTCCGGCCCCAAAACCGGCAACTGCCGCGATTCAGCGTCAAATCTCGGGAATTCGCAAAAATGCGATAAATCCGGGGACACCGGTTACCGGACCGGCTCCGGGTGCAGGACGATTGCTGAATTCGATCCTAAAGCCGGGCGTCTGAAAATACGTAACGGTCGGTCCGGGGTTCCCAAACCTGTGTGGTAATGATAATTCGCGGGTCCCTCCCATCGAAAAGTTTTGAATACTGGATTCCCACCATCCATATCCACAATTTCGACGCATATTAGTTCGTAAGGCGCAGCTACGTAGTCCGGATTTGCAATCCAAATATTTTCCGTTTTCTTCCATCGCCGGGTATACGTAGTTGCGGAAGGCAGTATCGCGAATGACGCCGTCGCGAGCCCGAGTTGTCGGAAAAAATTTCGCCTATTCATATTTGATACTGGCGACAGGTCGTCCAAAATTTCCCGGCGCGACGGCCTCAGAGGCTAACGGAATTAGCCAAAGAAGATTGTCGATCAGGGGCGGAGTGCTTCTCGGCGAGCAGCAACTAGACCCGGACCCGGATAAAATATTGACGTATTTCCACCAGAGAATTTCATCCGTCATCGAAGTCGTTTTGTATTCTCCGACTGTGGTGTAACAATAAACACACCAGTCTTTTCCCATCATCACGGCGAACGGAATCCAATCATCGATTTCCGCACCAGTTTCCTCTTTGAATTCTCGCCTCATCGCGGCTTGAGGGCAACTATCGAAATCCTCGATTTTTCCACCGATGCCGTTCAACTTTCCGGCCTGCCACTCCGGGCGTTTTTTCTCTATCAGTCGGACATACCTTTTGTCCGGGGAAAACAAAAAACCTAGCACGTAACTATTCATGGGTATCGGGATCGACGACCGGTGTTGGGAATAACCGAGATGGCTCTGTCATCGGTCCTCCTCATTCTTAACAGACGCTATTGTTCCAATCAAAAATCCTATTATCACACCACCAAATAAAGGAATGAATACAGTCCAGAAGATTTGATTTTCGGTCAGTGTCATTTGTTCAGCACGAGATGGCCCTTGAGCAGCTTTGCATCCGAAGTAATCCACGGCTTGTAATAAGCGCGAGTAAAGTATCGATTGAATTCGACCCGGCAACGAGTGACGGAGCCGTCATCCGGGTTCACCTTGAATTCAAGTATCGCGCCGCCGACTTCCATACGAAGGCGTTTCTTGCGCGCGAAAATAGTCTGATCTTGGAACCCGGGCAAGCTGATGACGTGCACGTTACGTTCTTGCATGTAGTTACTTACATGATAATGACCTTGCACGAGGATTGCAGGCTTTTCGCCGCCTTCCAGCGCTTCAATCTGTTTCTGGCCGGTATAACTTCGAGCATACGCACTGCCGCCGCCGGGATGCTGAATTTTGATAATTGTGCTGGCCTTTCGACTGATTTTCAATTCAATGTCGGCCTCAACATGCCCGATATACTTCAGGTCAGTTCGTCCTTGGTCTGCGCACATAAACGCAATGTAACCGCCAATGTTGAACCCGGGCGAAAACCAGCTTTCGTGGTCATCGCCGGTGATGAAATAAGTCGTGATCCCCTTTCGCTGGGGGTAATTATCGACGACATATTGAGCCTGACCATCAATCGTCGTGCGAATCGCCGACTCGCCGTTAATCCGAGGGATATAGCCGTCAATAATATTTCCGGCGTGAAAAACCGTGGTGATGCCTTCCTTGACGAACAAATCATATTGATTGTGCAATTCTGGCAATCGTTCTTCTTTACACGCAAGGTGCGTATCGGAAACGAGCCCGTATCGAAACCAATCGCCGGAATCGATAACCTTCAGCGGCAGATGACCGAATCGGAGGGGTTCCAAATCGGCTTCTTCGATGTGCTCCGCGACCGGCGCGCGCTTTGATTTCGACGTATCACCGGGACCGATTTGTTTCGTCTTATTCAGCACCGCAGGGTAAGATCGACCAATTTCCTGCGCGATGTCACTTAGACTTTTTCCGGCGGCGCGCAGGTCGATTAGCTTTTTTGTTTCCTCCGCCGTCCAATGGTTTTGATTGCTCATTAGTTTTGTTTGGTGTCTCCGGCACGGGAACCCCGGCCTTTATTGCGATTTCACGTTCTCGAATCCATTCGAGCATGTGAATCGGCAAATCTCCGTTGAAAACCGCGTCGAAAGATTCGATTGCGGTGCGCGGACATTTTCCGATTCCGCAAATAGAATTATTCGGATCATTGAGCGCGTCTCCGATGAACGCAATCCAGCCGGTTCCGTCCGGTGTCCGCATCAACGATGGGCGATGTTGAAAATGGGGCGTATTGATCTCTGCGGCGGCTCGCCGTTGCGCCTTCAGAAAATCGATTTGTTCTTTGATAGCGATTTCTGCGGCTTCCTGAACTTTCTTCGTCTGGTCGTTCGTCCACCGGGACTTATCCGCAAGGATCATATCCAGTTGATTACATGTATTGATAAGCGTTGCCTCGACAGAACTAATGACAGAGCCGGAGGGTTCATTTTGCCGCTTTATGATGTCCTCTTGGAATGGACCATTGATGATACTCGATAGCGTCATCGCCGTCCGGAGGAGAATATCGATTTGTTGTGTCGTATCCGTTTCCGGGGATGCTTGAACGTGATGAATCGTTGCCATATTACAAATTGTTCAGATGTTGCTCCGCCCAATACCAAAGCCAAAGTGCATCAATCGCATCGTCAGTAAGCTTAGCAGATTTCCACTCCGGATGCTGACGAAAAAGAGAATTTTCCATCATTTCTTTTGTCGCGTTGCCGTGTCCGGTTGCGAACTTTTTTAGAGTGCCAGTCGGGACGCATTCAATGACGATATTCGGATTCGAACCAAACCGGCACCAAATCGCGCCCCGGAAGCTGGCCCAAAGCTGGACCTGATAGGTTGAAGACGCAAATTGCACGTCCTCGAACACCACAATACCGGGAGTGAATTTCTCAAGGATGTCAAAAAATCGAACTACACGAGGATCGCAGCGCCGGGATAGCCGGGATTTACCCCAGTGTGCAATTTCGTTTTTGGTGCCCATTTCGTAACCTTTGGCGATGAGCGATTCGCGATTGTAACCAAACGCAAATCCGGCATTCGTTCCGAGATCGAGGGCTAGGACGTTTCTCATCTTATAACAGTTGCCCTCGCCGCTTCAGTTCACGACGTATTTTCTTCATCGCCGTTGAATGAGTGCGTTCGGCGGCGGAGCCCGTCACGTCGAGTAGTTCGCCAATTTGCTCAAAAGTAAACCCGGAAATATAGACAAGATCAAGTATCATGCGCTCTTGAGCCGTAAGGCAATCGTCGACAATTTTTCGCACGATGGCATAGCGTTCCCGAATATTGATGAGGTCAAATTCAGGTTCAACTGTGTCGACGAAGATGTCACCTTCGAAATATTTTCGCTCGTTTAGATGAATACCGGTAGTCGTCAATTCTTCGTGGTATTGTCCTCCCTCGTCTCCAAGTTTATATCGATACATCGGCCCGCGCATTTTTGGCTCGTCAGTATAGTGTTTACTGGCGTTTTTTACCGTCTCGATACTGGACCAATAATCGCTAATTGCACCGCGCAAGGCAACTTTTGCAAATGCAAAAAATCGAATTTTTCCGGGACGGAATCGCTTGGCATTACGATACAAAGTTGTGTAACAAAGACTAACGATCTCATCGTCGTTGATTTTATTTTTACAGCATTTTTTGACATATAAAAATGCTTCTCGAATATTCTGCATCGTTAGCTCAACTCGGGCATCTTCTGAGCCAGCGGCAATCTGCGCGGCTTGTGCTTTTTCGGATTCCTCGCGAAATTCGAAAGGCACATTCGGAGGAAGGGAATCAAATAAATTCATGTGGTCGGAGAGTAATGGGCGACTGCCGTAGGCGTTTTCACAATTTCGGGGGACGGATTAGGATTATCAAAAATCCAAATTCGCATGTTCATAGAGTTGGTGTCGGTTCGACACTTGAGCAAACCTTCTTTGGAAATATTTTCCAGATACCGGTTTGCCTGATCCACTTTAATCGAGCGCAACACGATGTCATTGCTGCCGTCAGCGTTCATCAGTTTGAGCAACGTGCTGACCGTTCCTCGCCATTCCGTTTGCTCCGGATTTGCGGCGAAATGAGTGCCCAAAACATCGATGAGAACTTCTTTGAATGGGGCCGCAGGATTAGTGTGGTGCGATTGCGTTAGCAACGTCGGCTCGTGGTGCGAAATATATCCGAACCGGGAATCCCGCTCGACGGCATCCGGAACAATCCAGTCGAGCAGATACCGACCAAAGAAGGGCAACTCTCGCGCAATAATTTCCCGCACTTCGGCGCGCGATGGAAACTTAAATACGGATTCTTCGACGCAGCGAAAGATACAAGTCTTGTCTCGGGAGGAATTATCCATCGGTCCGATAACCCGAGTGGATGAAAAATCCAGATTGGCTGTAGTCCCGATACGACCAGCCCACTCCGTCATTCCGGAGACTTGGAATTTTTCATTGTAAACGAATTGCTGATTCGCCGCAAGTTTTTTGAAGAGGGCATGCAATCGGTTCATCGCGGCGTTGCTGCCTGTCGGCGAATCGTCGTCGAGGCACCAATGCGGAGTGTGAAATAGGTGCGAGTTAAAATTCTCACCATCGACGAGAAAATTCGAGGCGTCGATATAGCCCCCGACAAGGCCCCCGATTACAAATCGATTGAGCAATGTTTTACCAATGCCTACCCCGCCAAGGATGAAGATGTTTTGACCCGGATTCGGGTCCATGTAAAACGCAGCCGAATAATAATGTTTTAGCCACGCGAGAAAGTGAGGAAGCTGTTCAGCGGGATTGAAAAGATTATCGAGCCAATAAGATATGAACGGAAAATTACCGGCGGGTCCCCATTCTTGTGCACCGGAAGCCGGGGTCAACGCTTTGCGGTTATAAGTATTCAGCATCCGCAAACCCTGAAAGTAAATCGGACCTTGAGGTTTAAACACGAACGGAACTGCGGCCTTGATACGGTTTTCTGAGTAGATATGATTCAGCGCAAGGTCAATCGGAGACCCGGACTCGCCGCCTTTTTTCTTCGAGAGCCCACAGTTGACGGTGAGGAAATTTTCCGTTTCCGCGCCGCCCATGGATTCGTATTGATCCTTGATGAGTCGCCATGCTCGCTTGCCGTCCCACCAAAGATTTTGGGTTGCTTTTGTGATTGAAGTGCTAACGTAATCCTTGACAAAATCGGCACCGAGAATGTCCGACCACGGATAAAACGGTTTGGCGGCATTCGCAGAAAACGAAAACATACCGCCAGTCTTCACGATTGCCGATAACGGAGAGGTCGATTCCGTAATCCAGAACGTCGGACCTTGGCTGTCAAGAACGAAATCACCCGGCCACGTAAATCCGGGATACCGTTTTGCGATTTCCGCAGAGACGATGGAAAGCGGAATCTCAGTCGTCGCCGATGAATTGAAATTGAATTTTTGACCCGCAGAGACGAAAAATGACTGCAAGTCGATGTCTCGAATAGGGCCATGACCGGTAGCTTTCCATACGCCGCCGTTGCAGAGTAACCGGCTGGGAGTCGTAAACGCGCTCTCGTCGAGGGCCGGAAGCAAATCAAGGTTGAGCCACTTTTTCGCCGCCTCAAGCAGATAAGAACAAAAACTATAGTCGTCGACGACGAGCGGCGCGGGCAATGTCCAGATGAGCCGGAGATTACCGCCAAGGGACCGTTCCGTCCATGCGGGCTTGATCTTCATGCTCGCGATAGCCTCTGCGGCGCGCTCGTCCGAAATCGGAGCATCATAATCCGCGCAAAACGCATGAATCTTGCGAGGCGGGTTTTCTTTTCCGACTCGCATATTCGGATTGGCCGGTTCAATACCGGTATAAAATTGATGCTCCGTCGCAGTGTTATTATACCACGCTTGACGGTCGGATTTTACTTTCCGAATTTGCGCCGGTATTGGGGTGGAAATCACGAATTCCCATGGGACGCAAGGCG